AACGCGGCCCGGGAGATGTTCGAGGAGGACCAGAAGCCCCACCCGCTGCACCTCGTTCTGGAGGAGGCGGGGGCGAACGACACCGTGACGCCGTTCGTGATCGACTCCCTGCAACAGGACCGAAAGCGCGGCGTGAGCTGGGAGCCGATGAGCCAGACGTCCCGCGACTTCCACGACCAGGACCTCTTCGAGCAGTTGATGTCCTTGACGGACGAGCACAGGTGGTACCGGGTGAACAGCGGGGCCGACCGCGCGGCGCGTGACCTCGTTGACCCCAGCTTCGACGCGCTGGCCGTCCACTACACGAGAGAGCGGAACGTGACCGCCGGGCACGAAGAGGTGCACACGAAGTCCGTCCGAAAGGGCCACGACGGGGAGAAGCAGGGGCATACCGAGGGTGTCAGCTTCCGGCCGATCCAGAAGACCGTCACCGACGAGTTCTACAAGTCCCCCCAACTCCAGTTGCAGGAGTGGGAGACGAGAGTCTCGAACCTCCAGGTCGGGCAGTACTTCCTCCGGACGAAGGCCGGAGTCACCCCGGAACCCCTCACTGATAGACTGGTGGGCACCGCATGGCCGTCATCCATCAACAAGAAGCGCACGGAACGCCTCATCGAGGAGATCCGCAAGCGGCCCCAGTACCTCCCGCCGCAGGTGTGGTCGGTCCCGAGGGGCGGGGCGGCCAGCAGGTTTGGTGGCTCGTAGACAAGGCCGTCACGTCGTGGGTCATGACGCACCCCTCGACTATCGAGCAGGTGGCCCGGAAGTTCTTCCAGGGCAGATACCACGCGGCGGCCCGGACGCTCCGCAGGCTCCGGAAGCGGAAGCGGGCACGCATCCCGTACCTGAACGTGCTTCATGCAGACCGGGACGGACGGCCGCAGTACCAGTACGCGGGCTACGACGTCGGGAACGCGGACGAGCACGAGTACCTGCTGACCGAGTTCGCCATTGCTCTCCCGGGGGGAGACTGGGTCCGGGGGCCGAAGGTCGGGAAGCGCCGCCCGGACGGGGAGTGGAACCCGGGAGTGTTCTGCAACGTGGAGATGGACACCGGGCGGGAGTCCGAGGCCCAGTTCCGCGACCGGATGGACAGCTACCGGGGGTGCCAGGACCCGCTCCTGATCGTCGTCCACAACGCGGATTCACCGGACCAGACCGCGAAGCGGGTGATGCGGCTCATGGCGTGGGGAGAAGCGGTGGACCGGATCGCCCTGTACGTCTCCCTGGACGAGATCCGCAGGAAGGGGTGGGATGCCCAGTGGGCGGACGGCGGGGGGAAGGCAATAAGCCTGAAAACAATCCTGCAACGAAGGCCCTAAAGAACCCCGCAACGAAGGGCGAAACCGCGCGGACTTGTTTGCACCCCTTAATGTCCCGCACTGATTGATTACAAACGCGAACCTCGCGTCGGCTATCCCCCAGGGTGGCCTGGCGGAAGGAAGTAAGGGCTTCACCCCCCAAGGAGGAAGAGATGTCCGAAGTGTACCGCTCGATGCTCGCCGTCAAGGTCGTTCGCGGGGTGACCGCGCAAGAGGTTTGCGGCGCCTGTCGGCTTGCAAACCTGCGGGATCACCGGCCGCTCTCTTCCCTGACCGCTGCGCGTCTCGCGGTGTTACTGGGCCATCTACTTCCTACCCCACACACCCATGTCCAGCCTTACGGACATCCTCACCGGCTACGTCGCCAAGGAACAGGCCCACTGGGACCTGGTCCGAGCGTCCCGGGCAGCGCTTCGCTACCTCGAACAGCTCGAAGAATCGCAGGAGGTTCCTGCCGAGATCACCGCGGCCCTCGACGCCGCCCTTCAAGCCCTTTACCCCACCCGCCAATGAAAAACCTTCACGCCTTCCGCATCCGCTGGAACCACTGGCGGGCCTACGGCGAAACCCGCGAGGCCGCCGCGAAACGTCTCTGTGAGCTGCTGAAGGAACGCCCCGAGCAGTTCTTCGAGTTGGAGGACGCGGAAGTCTTCAACGACCGCCGCGGCATCCTCCGCCGACTGTTCCTCGGGTAAGCCCTCCGGGGCTTATCGTACCCGCCCACCCGTCGCCTCCGCTCCCCCCGAATCAACAGCCAAAGGCTGATAGAGGTCCCGTGCGCGCTGATGAAGACGAAGAGGAGTTCGACGAAGGCCCTCCGCGGAACTTTGACGAGTGGCTTGACCGCTACCGCAAGGACGTCGGGCTCGTGCTGTGGCTCTTGGGCTGTATCGCCATCCTCTTCGGCGTGGCGGCGATGTCGAGGTTCCTGATGTACGTGGGGTGCGGATCGCTGACCGTCGGTTTCGTGTTCCTCATGATGGCGTGGGAGCAAGGTTGACCCAGGTATGCTGTCCCCGTTGGAAGCCGAGATGAAGATCCACGCGGCCAGGCAATACCGGAGCTACGGGTACGGCGACCGCTTGCGGCTGCTGAAGGGGAAGGCGCTGGCCTTCAAGGAGACGGGGCCGATGGACCGCGCCTCGCTGGAGATCCAGCTTCGGCGGGGCGAGTTCAACCTGGGGTTCCGATTGTGGGATCGGCTCTTGGTGAAGGACGAAGACGGACCAAGGCAGGGGCCGTTCGCTGGGTTGCGGTCCCCGATGGCGTCCCTTACGTCGCGCGGTCGCCACGATTTCTTCCAGCTTCCGGAGGGCGTGGAGTTCCCGAACCGGATCAAGATCGGCGGCCTGGACGTGGACATCTTGACGCATGGCGTGGTGACCGTAAGCCCCTCGCGTCATCCCGCTACTGACTGGCTGTACCGCTGGGAGAACGGAATTACTCGACAAGAAGAACTGCCCATCTTTCCTGTCGAGCTACTGAAGGAATTCGAGAAGCCGAAGCTCGCGCCGATCCGACCGACATTCCCGCTGACGGACGAGATCGAGAAGGTCCGTCGGTACATAGGGCGAATTCTGAGCGTCCAGGGCGAGGGCGGTGACCGGGCCTGTTTCCGAGCCGCCTGTCGAGTGGCCGAGGCGACCGGGGGAGACTTCGAGAAGACACTTGCCCTGATGCGTGAGTGGAACGCTTCGGGGAATGCCCAGCCTGAATGGAGCGAGGCTGAGCTGATTCATAAGTGCCGCTCCGCCATCAAGTCCGTGTTCGGGAGATGACATGAACGAGGGGAAGTTTTTCCGGATCACCAACTTCAAAGAGGGGATGACATGCACGCTCTGCGAGAAGGCGACGAACCTGACCTGGACCTGCGAGCGGGGGACGCTGACGGACGAGCCCCTGTGCCCGAAGTGCGTGGAACGCCAGTGCAAGGCGCGGGCGGCCAGCCGGGGGAAGGAGGCATCTGGGGGGCAGTGAAGACCCACTTCACCTGGCGCTGCCTGTCGTTCTATCTGGGGTGCGCCGCGCTGGGCCTCGTGATCGGGTACTCAGCGAGCGACGATCCCCCCGCTCCTGCCAAAGTCCAACCCGTGCAACCGGCCCCGAAGCCGGAGGACGAAGACTTTGAACTCGTCATCCAGGGATTCGACAAGGTCGTCATCAAGCCCAACGGGGAAGTGTTCCTGCCGCTCGGGGACGAGCCGTGAAGTTCACCGTCGAGAACCCGATGATCAGCGCCGTCGTGTTCGTCGCCTGGAGCGCGACGGCGGTCCACCTGGCGTACATGGCTGGACAGAAGAGCGGGGAGCACCCCGTCCTGACGAGCAAGCGTCTCGTGCGGATTTACTTACTAAGCATGGGGATTCTTTATCTCCTGCTTCAGGGACTCTTTCGGACGCTGGGGATGTGAGATGAACACGCTCCACAAGGCCGAGCACACCTACGACGACATCGTTGAGCACTGCTTCCGCCTCGGCGTGTGGAGCACGGACCAGTGCGAGAATCGCGCGTTCTTCGAGCCCATCTTCGAGATCGTCCTTCGCCGGATCAACGAGGCCGTGGAGGAGAGCCGGAAGGAACTCAACAAGGAATGGTTGAGGATTCTGGAGCAGAAGCGGGCCGAGTGGTTCCGCCGCTTCAAGGAGCCGTCCCATGGATGATCGCGAAGCCCTGGAACTGACGTGCCTGGCCCACCCCCAGGACGACACCCCGAAGCTGGTGCTGGCCGACTGGCTCGACGAGCACCACGAGGAAGAGAAGGCGCGGTGGCTCCGGCTGTTCGTCGCGGTGCAGCGGGAGGACGAGGAGAAGCGCCGCCTCGACCTCCTGTTCGAGATGATCCGCATCCATCGGGCCGGGACCGTGCCCGAGGAGTGGAGGAAGCGGTTCCTCCCCCGGCCGAAGCGTTCCATGCACGACGATGTTGTCCTGCCCGTCCTGTACAGCGAGCGGTGGAACGAGCCTCTGGTGCTGGAGTACGCCGATTGGCTGTTCGAGACCGGCCGGTTCGCAGAAGCCTTCTGTATCTGGCTCTGGTCCTGGACGGAGAAAGGCCGCTGGGACGACGCGGACCCGGCGCTCGTGAACCAGATCACTTGGTACTTAGGGGTGTACCAGCTTGACGTGGACCAGTGGTGGTGGACGCGCGTGTCGGCCTTCTGGGCGAAGCCAGCTCCCCCGCAGCGGCCACGGTGGGCACCGAAGCGCCCACGAGCGCCGCACCCGCTGTCCGGACTTGTCAAAGAGGTCAAGGAAACCGCCCGAGCGTTCTACCTGCTGCTGAGGCTCCCGTGAGCGACCTACATCCACCCGCGTACTACGCGGAGAACTACCCGCTGAGCCGCAGCCTGCTGTACAGCGCCATGAAGGACGGCCTGCTGCCGTTCTTCCGCGTCCCGAGCAAGCGAGGGGCCAGGGGGAAGTACCTGATCAAGGAAGCGGACTTCCTCGCCTGGCTCCAGGGCAACCGGCACGAGACGGAGGCATCCGTGCCCACCGTGACTACGCCGCCGAAGCCGAAGCACCTGCAATTTTGAGCAGGGCTTCCCGGAGGAAGTCGGTCCGCTCGCCGACGTGGGAATAGACCCGGGCCAGCATTACGGCGTCTACGTGGCCCATCAACATCGCGACCGTGACGTGGTCGCAGCCGCTCTCCAGCAGGCGGGTGGCGAACGAGTGGCGGATGGCCGTGAGGGCGAACTTCGTCCCGGCCTTCGCGGCGATGTCCCCGGACAGCTTCTTGCGGGCCTCGCGGAGCAGCTCCTTCTCCGTCTTCGGCCGCACCACGCCCTTCTCCCGCGTCGTCCTCGGGAGCGTCTTCGCCAGGGCCGTGACCAGCTCGGGGTCCGGCTCGACGCCGCCCAGGGCCTCGCGGCCGAGCCGCCGCTGGAGGCGGAAGAAGCGGCAGTTGAAGTTCTGGGCGTCCCACGGGTTGCCGTCGGTGTTCCGGAAGACCGGGCCTTCGGGGTGCCGGAGGACGAGCGGCCGGACGATCTCCTCGGCCCGCGGCGTGAGGTAAATCAGCCGCCACCGCTTCTTGCCCTTGGCCTGCGTCGGGGGCAGCTCGAACCGGCCGCGGTCGGCCTTGTAGTGCTCGGCTTCGAGGACCCGGACCTCCTGCACCCGGCAGCCGGTCTCCCAGCAGAATTCGAGGACGTCGCGGAATGCCGCGTCCTTCACCTGGGAGAGCAGGTGGTCGAACTCCCCGCGGGTCAGCACCTGTTCCCGGCGTTTGGCCGGGGGCTTTTTGACCCCGCGGATGGGGTTGCGGTCGATGTGGCCCTCGTTGACCGCCCAGGCGTAGGCACGCTTCACCGCGGTGATCGCCCCGCGGGAGTGGTTCGGCCCCCAGGCCCGCTTGCCGGGCCGCTTCTTGCGGTTCTCGTCCACCCACTCGGAGACGTGGAACGGCTTCAGGTCGGTGGCGGGGAGTTTCCCGGCGGGCTCGCCGCGGGCCTTGAGCGCGTTGACGAAGGACTGGATGTGGTTGCGGGACCACTCGTAGGTCCGCTCGGAGCGGTTGCCCTGGCACCACTCCAGGAACTTCTCGAACACGTCCCCGACCGTGACCACGGCCTTCGGGGCGTGCGGGGAGGGGACCACGGGCTTGCCCCGGAGTTCCATCTTCAGATCGTCATAGCGATCCTGGATGGCCTTCGGGACGACCCACTTGTTGTTCTTCTTGCGGGGCGGCGGGGCATCGGACGGATGCTCGCCCAGGACGTGCCGCTTGCCGTCGATGACGACGGCCCAGCAGTTCCGGTTTTCCCAGTACCACGGAGCAGGATTTTTCACGGTTCGGACTCCCAAGGGGTGCACGGTGACCCTCGGGTTGCCGCCCCCGTCCCGGTTGCCGCCGGGGCGGGGGTTTGTCTTTACCGTATCCGTTTACCGTATCACGCGGGCTCTGGACTGGTCGGGGTTCGCTTAAAACCCCTTGTTTTCTAGAGTGGGCAGAGCCGGGGTTGAACCGGCGACCTAGCGATTTTCAGTCGCTCGCTCTACCAACTGAGCTAACTGCCCTTTTGCGTGTTTTCAGGCTAAACGGATGACTTTTGGGGTCACCGTTACCGTCCATGATACGGTTCGATGCCTCGATTTTCCACCCTTACCGTATCGAACCGTATCCGCCTGCCGACGCCACGCTCGCGTGTTGTAGGGCGCTCCCCGCCGGTGTCCAGTGGCGCGGAAACACGGGTCGGCGTAAGCTGGAGGCCGTGAACGCCCCTGAGCCCCTTCGGAACGAGGACCCCCGCGATCAGAACCGCCAGCGCGAGCGGGAGTACCAGGCCTTCATGGTCCGGTTCGACCAGAAGCGGAGGGAGCTGGAACGAGAAGGGGTGAACCCGGAAGAGGCGGGATACCGCATCCTCGCGGAGATGGGCAGCTTCCACGATCAGGTCCGTTCCGTGGTGCCCTGATGGACCGCGAGATCGCCGAGATGCTGGGTGAAGTCAGGGGCTCCTCGAAGGAGCAGCAAGCCAGGCTCGCCCTGGCCCAGTTCGAGCAGGAGGCGAAGGCACTGAAGGAGAACCCGGTCCCCTCCCTGATCGCGGAGGAGGCACGGAAGCGGCTGAAGCAGACCTTGCGGGAACTCGCCCGGTAAGGTCGAACACGCAGATGCAGCGGAAAACGGGACGATGGCACTTGGGACACTTCACGGAACACCTCCATCCCGCATTAGAGCGTCTTTCCTTCTGTCGCGCCAGGTCAGTCGTGAAGAGGGCACCCGGCCATGATGACGTGTCCGTAGGTCGGGTCGTCGTGGCACCCGCAAGGTTGCTCGTTCAGCAGATCAGTGGCTTCGGCTGGCAGGAAGTCTTCGGGTGGAAGAGAAACGACGGCATGCCCATAGCCGCCGCGTCCGAGGATGTGCCAGTCGTTCCACCGCTTAATCCATCCTCGCTCGACGGCGAAAGCAACCGTGATTTTTGGACCGGAGACGGCGTAGCAGTGGCCAACGGCGGTAGCGGGGATCTCGACCAGACTGTCCTCGTGAACACCAGAAACCCGGTAAGGATTCTTAAGACGGAACGGACAGCCAAGATGGGCGGAGAGATCGGTCACCGCTGATCGGTGGTAGACCGGATCTCGGCGATGGTGTTTCCCATCCCGCCGAGCTTCCGGGCGGAAGTAAATTGGTTCTCCGCTTCCCGGAGGGCGATTTCGGCGGACTTGTACTGCCCCTTCGCCTGGATCACCTTGGCCTCCGCTTCGAGGACGTCCTTGTCGGTCGTCACGGCGGCTTCGAGGAGCTTCTGGTTCTTCGCTCCTTCGTACTTCAACGCGGCAAGGGCCTTGGCGACGTCCAGGCGGTGCTCAGCTTCGTCGAGCGTCTTCCGGAAGGCTTCCACCACGTCCTCGCGTTGGCGGATCATCTCGGGGCCGTTCTGGAGGATTTCAGTGACGTTCATGGGTGGTTGAGGAAGGAAGCGGCATACTCAAGGAGCCAGACTTTCGGCGCGATCAGGATCTGAACGCAATTCAGTACGCCCCCAATGAACATGGCGAAGGAAAGACACGATGAACCCACAAGAATGAAGCACAGGGCAAACCATCCGTCGCCTGCCGTACCGTACTCACTTTCGCTTTTCCGCCTCATCCCGATTCGCCAGAGGCGTGGGGCGACAAGAGCAGTTGCAACGGACAGGGTGATAAAAGCGAGGGACAGAATGATGCTGCGGATAAGGCTCCAAGCGAGAAGCTGCTGCACGAGGTCAGGGGCCTGATCGACCGCGAACTGTCCAGCCTGCCGCACGGAGCCTTCGAGCAGGGAGAGGATGGAATCGAGCCGTTGAGTGAGAAGGTCACCAGTCATTGGTCAAGTTCGGAACGGAGGTAGGAGAGGAGATCCTGGCGTTCTTCCTCTTCGAGTTCCGGGATGTTCGCGGAAGACTCGAAAGAGGGGCCGGGAGGGAGAGAGTCGGTCGGTATGGCCAGACCGTAACAGAGGGGGTTACTTGCCGGAAGCGTAGGCCATGCCCCGGTAGAAGGCTTCGGCGACGAGATCGGGGTGTTCACCGCATTCCATTTCTTCGGGCTTGCCGGGTTTACCGTTGCGGATGCGGAGGCCGGTGGGGATGACGAGCAGCTCTACGGAGGGGAATCGCTTGTCGATGAAGATAGTGCGGGTTTCCATGAAAAGTGGGGAAAGGGAATCAGAAAATGGAATCGGCGGGTTCAGGTCCAGGCTTGGGGGAAACGATCTTGGTAGCTTCCTTGATGATCTGTTCACGCATGAGGATGGCAGCTTCGAGGGGGTCTTCTCTGCCCTGGATGATGTAGGCCTGGACCAGCCCTTGCAGAGAGATGCAGGCATCCTTGATCCGTGCGGCCTTCTGGTGGTCCTCCTGCTGCCGCTCCTGTCGCTGGACGGCGGTGTTGCTCTGGAATTGCGGGGTCGCAGCGGCACGGGCTTCGGCACCCTCCGGAGGCGTCCAGTTGTAGTACGTCATCCGCTTGCCGTCGCTCATCTTCTCAGTGCGGACGACCTGCACCAGATCCCCCTCTTGGAAGATCGAGAGGGCTTCGTGCTGGATGGCAGAAGCAGAGTGGGTGTACTCGTTGCCTTTCTCGTCGGTGAAGACGTAGAAGTAGGTCTTCTTGCCGGGGTTGAACTTGTCGTCGAACTCCCCGCCGTACTTTTTGATCCGCAGACGCAGGGGGATGTTGGTCTGGATCACGGTGTTGAGCTTGGGAGCTTTGTCCATGGGTTTAGAGGAGGAAAGAGGCTAGAAGGGCACCAAAGGCCACAAGGGAGAAGTAGAAGGTGGGGATCATTGGAAGGAGAGAACGAGACGGCACTTCTCGCAGCGGTCACAAGGGCACCCATCGAAGTGGAGGGCCAGGAGCTTCTCGGCAGCGAGGCAGGCGAGCCGTGCTTCGGCGTCTTGGTACTGGCCGGAGGGCTCGGGAGGGGTGAAGGCGAGGAACATCACTGGAAGGTGGAAAGGTCGATGATAGCTTCGTTGAACTTAAGAGGTTCGTCAGTGGGGAAGTGCTCACTGAGCTTGCGACGGGCGATCTCTTCAAACGTCTCCCGCTCCTGCTCCGCCGTGCAGTCGTTAACCCACTCGGCCTCTTCCTCGTTCCACACGCAGAGATCAGGGTACTTCTCTTGCAGGACTTCCATCATTTCGTCTTCATCCACGAAGACCTTTCCGGTGATTGTGACCCAAGCGGAGTAGGATTTCACGGGTAGAGGGGGAAGGAATATCAAAGCTGGCTATCGTAATTCGCGTCCTGCTCGTCGTACATCTCTTCGCGAGTCGCCATCTCGTCCGGGTTCTCTTCCATGAACTCCCGGAGTTCTGCGAGTTGTTGTGCTTCGCGGTCCATGTGGATGGGGGAATGTCTACAGACTACTCTCTGCGTCCTTTCCGCGCAACTCAATCGGGGCTGAGTCGTCTAGACATTTCACGAAGACGGTGCGGACTATCTTTTTCGGTTTGAGGACCACGTATTCCGGGTAGTTTTTGGCTATGTACTCAGCTTTCCTACGGCTCATCTTGCGGGCTTTGGCCCACTGGGGAATCGGGGTGTGTGACATGGCGAGAAAAGTACAGGTTGCGAACACGGTACGCAAGGGGCATCATGCGGGCGATGGCAACCATCTACTTGCTCAACGGTGGAACGACAATCGTCGATGACGAGGACTACTGGTGGGCGAAGGAGTTTGGATGGGCCGAGAACAAAGTGACGGGATATGTATGCAGACGGGGGCCGGATGGGAAAACGGTTTATCTCCATCGCATGATAATGGAGCCCTGCGAGCCGTTCTACGTGGACCACAGAAACGGCGACAAAAAGGACAACCGCTCAAGGAACTTGCGGCTTTGTACGCCCTCGGAAAATGCCTGGAACAGACGCAAGGGGAAATGGACAGGTACAAAATGGGAGTCGGCGAATCGGAAGTGGCGAGCTGTGATCCGACACGGAGGGAAGTCCAAGTACCTCGGGATTTTTGGAAGGCGCGAAGACGCTAAGGCCGCATACGAGGCGGCAGCAAGGTTGCTTCGAGGCGAGTTCCATCGACAAGAAACGTTCTGAGCAACGCAAGCCCCCACGAAAAAAGGCCCGCGACTCTCTTGGGGGTCGGGGCCTTGGCCTTCCTTGGCTTGCTCAGAACGATGCTTTGCCGCACTTGGCCTTCTGACCAGCACGGACCTGGCCGGACCACTTCTCGGCGTTCGCGCGGCGGACAGCCTCGCGGATGACGGGATCGTTCATCAGGGCCGCGACCTTCAGGTCCAGGGCGTAGGCCTCGATGAAGGGGCCGTACTTCTGGTCATCGAACCGGACGCCCTCGCAGAAGCGGGCGGGGACCAGAGTGTTGCCCAGGCGGGCGGGGGCTGCACTGGCAGCGAGAGGAGCCGCGAGCGTGGCGGCGGAGAGGAGGGAAGCGAGAAGACGCTTCATGGGAGAGAGGGGGAGGGGTAAAACGCGAAGTAGGGGATTAAAGCAGAGAAGTCAGAGGGTGTCAAATTCAGACAGGAACTTCCGGTACGAGCCATTCGAGTGTGCTCCCCACGGACGCCAGTTCTTGCCACCGGAGGAGATCTGAAAGGCTGCTTTGGCGTTCACGAGGGGATCATACAGTTCGTCGTTCGACTTCAGGCCGAACTGCTTTCGGCGGGCGGGACCGAGCCGGTTGAGCATGTTCACCTGGAACACCCCGTAGGACTGATCCCCGGTGCGGGTGTTGCCGTTGAAGGCTTTCGGACGTCCGGAGGACTCGGCACGGGCGACGGCGTAGGCGGTGCGAAGGGCCGGACCCTCAAACCCGGCTTGCTTGAGCAGGGCGACGAGTTCCGAGCAGTCCAGGGCGTGAATGGCTTTGTAGTCGCGGGTGCAGCCCTTGCCGGTCGGCTTCGGAACAGGCTTCGGGAGCTTCACCGTTCGTTTTGGGAGCGTCCAGGGGAACAGGACAGCAGACAGGGGGGCTCCTTGGGCCTGGACGGTCGGGAACAGTGCCCGGTCGAGCCGGACGACCCGCTCGGCCAGAGGAGCCAGGGAGAGGTGAAGAGTCGCCAGGGAGAGGCCGACGGCAACGCCGGACTTCCAGGTAAGGTCGAACAGCTTGGCTTTCGTATTGGTTTTCATTGTTGGGGGGCGGAAGGGATTAGAAGCCGAGGCCTTTGACGCAGGCGAAACGGATCTCGTCTCTCGTCATACCGTTGCTCATGGGGTTCATAGAGTGAGCGGCGATGCAGTTGCGGAGCTTCTGGGCTCGGTAGTCCTCGTAGCCGAGGTAGGCCAAGCGGACGGTGTACGAGAGAAGGACCAGCGATAGAAGCATGAAAGCGAAAGACTGGACCGGGAAACGGAACGTTTCGCGGGACGGGGAGAGGGAAACGGAGCGGAACATATTGGAGGTGGGTATTGGATATGAAACTGTAACAATTGTAGCAGAATGTCAACTAATGCGCAAGCCCCCAGGAAGGGGCTTGAATCGCCAAAGGGAGTGATTCCAAAGGACCGATCCGGACGGTGGCGGGGAGTTGTGGGAGGATAGCGACTCCTTGATCCCAAGTTGTCACCCCGCATAGCCGGGGTTTTTCAGGCCCAGGCCTCGTAACCGTGGCCTTTGGAGACTAGCGTCTACCTATTCCGCCACACCGCCGGGATCGATCCTTCGGGCCGATGCTGACAAAGGTCTGCGAACTCTCTACGCGATCTGGGCCACCTGATAGAGCAGGAACCCGATCAGGAGGGCGGCAACGAAGGAGGGGATCTTGAGGACCATCATGCGGCGAGGGGGGAACCTTCGGCTTGGGCTATGGCGGCCTGGACGACACGCATGGCCTCTTCTTCGTCCGGGCACTCCAGGGAGAACTTGAGAGCGGCGAGCATCGTCGGAGCGGCGGCCATCAGGCGGGCGTTGGCGACGCCCTGATCCTCTTCTCCCTTGTGCTCATGTGTCGAAACGTTGCACACGAATCGGTCTTGTCCGTTGTGTTGGCCGTAGACGTTCCTGCCAACGAAGCCATTCTCGTCTCTGATCGTCGGGCCGAGGGTCCAGGGTCCGGGAGTGTGCGTCATGTGCGCGGGGGGAAGTGACGTGAACATGGTAGCACTGGGTAACACACATCGTCAACCGATCTTGAGTTGACAGGGAGAAGGGTAGGTGTACTCTTCGGCCATGCCACGCCAAAGAGTCACAGCAACCATCAGCTTCCGGAACGCCAAGAAGAAGGAGGAGGCCCAGCGGAAGGCCCGGCAACGCGGTCGCACCCTGTCAGCCCAGGTCGCCCACTACTTCGACAATCTTTCCTATCTCGAATGACCCCCCACGACCTCCGCCAAATCCGCTCCTCCGCCGCCTGGAAACTCAACAACGGCCTCGGGACCACGGCGGCCCAGCCCTACCGGACGATTGTGAAGGTCTGTGACTACGCTCTCGCCCTGGAGAAGCAGCTTTCCCTCCTGACACAGTGAAGCACTGGCAGCTCTCCGCCATCGGCATCCTTCTCGTCGCGATCTTCCTGCTGACCCTCTACGGCCGTTGGTTCGACTGCACCGTCCACGCCCGCTTCGGCTTCCACCTCCTGCACTCGACGGACGAGGTACAGGGAGCGTGCGGGAAGCTGCTTAACCCCTTCCAATTTCTCCGATGAGTACAGACGACGATTTTAAATGGTACGAGCACATAATTTTCTGGGCGATTACCATCCTTGCCATCGTTGGCTTGTTTCTTGGCGGTGCGTGGGTATGGGAGAAATCATCCGCCCTTTACACCTACGTCCGGGAGGGGCTGGAACCAGTGAATGCGCAGGATCGATGGATGACGTACTCAGAAAGCAACCCATTCAGAGTGACAGGATCAGGCAGCAAGGCATTGCGAAAGAGATGTTGGCTGACGTTCTACCGTGATTACGAAATAGAAGAGACCATCCAAATCGGCTGTGCCCCCGAATACGATGAGTGACCCCGCCGCCTTCCGCCCTCGGGATGTCCACGCCGTCTACGGAGAGCGGCCGAAGTGCTGGATCACCCTGCACTGGCAGTTCGTCGACGCCCACCACATCCTCGGCCGGGGATACGTGAACGGGTACCGGCCGAACGACGTGCAGCGGAAGATGTTCTCCTCCGTCTTCAACTTCTGCCCGCTCCAGCGTGACATCCACAAAGGCCCCCAGAAGGACTCCCCCGAGATGCGACACCTCTTCCTCCGCCTGGCCCGCGAGCACGTCATGCAGGCCGTCTCCGAAGGCCGGTACGAGCTGCGGCCCGAGGACGAGGCGTTCCTGGCCTTCGCCGACAACTGGATTTCCAATAACCCCGTATGACCCACGCCCCCAAAGTCCGCCTGACGCCCCGAAAGGTTCTCTGCCCCGTCTGCGAGCTACGCTGGCGGTCCCACACCATCGGAACATGCTGGCAGTGCCGCCAGGTAGCTGAGTACCGTGCAAAACGATCCCCCTCGAAACCATGAGCATCGTTAGACCCAAGAAGCTCTGCCCCCGCTGTCAGCTCCGGCACGCGAGTCACACCTACGGCATCTGTCCCCAGTGCCGCAACGTCGAAAACCTCCGCAGGAAACGTACCCGCAAAGATTGACCTACTCCTTCTCCCTCCCCGGCGTCACCCTCTCCCAGAACGAACTCGACGGGAAGCACTGGACCGTGAAGCAGTCGCAGAAGGAGTCCTGGCACGAGGCGGTCGGGTACGGCATCGGCAGATGCCCCCGAGAGCCCCGGGAAGGCTCCCTCCACGTTGTTCGGGTGTCCAAGCGGGTGATCGACCCGCTCAACGTCTACGCGGGCCTGAAGTGGCTTCTCGACGCCCTTGTCCTGATGGGCTGGTTCCCGGGCGACGGGTACGGCCAGGTCGAAGTCACGGCCGACCAGCGGAAGTGCGAGAAGGGCGAGGAGCCCCACATGGAACTGACGATCACCTACGCCGACAGGAGCTGACCCCGCACCTCGGCGCGACCGTTGATGATGAAGTGCGGCTGGCAGAAGAACTCGCCCGTGTCCTTGTTGATCTTTAAAGTCAGGAACCCCTGAGCCCAATCGGGGCGGTCCCCCATCGGGAGGTACTCGACGTTCTTGACTGTTCGGAGGCATCCCGACTCCCACCAGCCCTGAATCTTCCCGTGCATCACCTGGGTCCAACAGTTGAGCCGATGGGTATGGCCGCTCGTCCCTGACCCATACCGCATCAGGTTGGCCTTCGCCACGCCCGGGGAGCACTTCACCCCATGGATCACGGTGAACGAGCCGTACAGCACGTCCACGGCGTTGTACGAGAGCTTGATCCCGTACTTGTCGAGCTGCAACGCATCCTCCAGGTAGAGGGACTTGTGCTTTCGCATGTTCTTGAGCAGCTCGGCGAGGGCGGTGGGGTTGTTTTCGGCAATCGAGAGCCAGCGGGTGTCGTGGTTCCCAAGCCGCATCGTGATCGGAGTCTTCCCCAGGGCCTTCCGGAGCGGGGCCAGGATTTCGGTACGGATGACGTGCAGCTCCTCCGAGAGGGAGTACTCCTCCGCGAACTCCCGCTGGAACGCCCCGACCTTGCGGACGTGGTTACTGATCTGGGAAAAATCGCAGGTGTCGCCGTTGTCGATGCAGAAGTCCCACGGGAACTCTTCAGCGGCCCCCAGGAAGCATCGATAAGCCTTCCGGTCCAGGTAGACGCCGTGCGCGTCACTGAAAATCAGACCATCAAGCCACGGGCTATGCTTTCGGGACATCCGAGAAGCGGGAAGCGTGACAGTACGCGAACAGATCGATCACTTCTTGCAGAGCTTCGGTCCCCGGGTTCCACGTCGAGAAGTCGAGGGGGCCGTACTTCCCCTCCGCCTGGAGTACCTTCGCCTTGACCATCTCCGGGGTGACCATGTGCATCACCGCGAACATCACGTAGTCGAGCACTTCCATCTTCAGGTCCGGCCAGTCACGCTGGATCTGTTCTGTCCATTCCTGCCGCGAGAGGGGGGCGTTCTCGGGAATGGCGAGAAGTATACGCCTACTTTTTGTGTACAGCAAAAACCCGGCACGCCCGCACCGGGTTGACTACCGCGCCCCCGCAGTAGTTGCTCCTTTCCGGCACTGGCATCTCTGCGGAGCCGGGAAAGGCGACACTATCAACCAAGACGCGCAGGGGTGTCAACTCTTACCAGATTCCCCCAAGAACCCCGTCCTCGCCGTATTGGGTATTTGGGCGGCATCCCGTGAGGGATGTTCTTGCGACGCGATTGCGTTAGGGGCTTCTATGACGGCACTCGTGCACTAATGCCACCCGGATCGTACCACGGCAGGCAAGCACCCCCAAGAGCCCGACCGTATGCCTTATTCTTCGGCATCACCCCTCCGTGGAGGGAGCTTGCAACACGGTGGGCTGCGTTAGGGGTCCTGAGCGGGAAAAAGCGGTCTCCAAAACTGCCCGGATTCTGAACCTCTCCCGATCCGCAGTCAATTTCGTGCGACGGGTGGGAAATTCAGGCAGGCATATTCACCGTGGTAGCGGAGAGCGGCTTTATCGTATGCCATCGCAGCCTCCTCAGGCGTCTTGAAGGAGCCGATGTGGTGTACCCTGCCGCTCTCTTGAATGATAGCTATAAAGGACTCCTTGTGTCGGTAGGAAACGTGCTGGACTCCCTTGAACCTGTTGTAGCTTGGTCGGCGGTTCATTGTGTTTTGATGCGGCGTGCAAAGGCGAAGGTTGCAACGCCGATTGTCCAGGCCATCCCCGTTGATGTGATCCACCCACATCCCCTCGGGCGGTTGCATTAATTCCCGGTGCATGCGAACGATCCGGAGCTTGCCATCGGTTCGGCTGTTACGAGCTGCGTATTCATGCTTTCCGTAACCGTACCTGACGACGTGCCATCGGAACTGAGAAAGGTAGTCGAAGTCATCATCATCGACAATCGTGTATCGCCCCTGGGAAAGCGGAATAGTCTTCATGGTCAAAACAGGAATATTGTGAACCTCTTGAGTTAATCTCGCAATGGCTTTTCAGCAGGGGGAAGCGCAGAATTGCAGAGTGATCGAGATGTTCCAAGACCTCTGGGCCGCGATGACTCCGAAGCAGCGGGAGGGAATCTGCTGGCTCGCGGAGAAGGACGGGGAACTCTACGGAGAGGGATCAGACACGCAGATGATGAGCCTCGCCATTGCCGCGATAAATGCCCTGGCACGCGACCGGAGCACGAATTACGAGGAATACCGCCAGGAGGTCATCGAACTTTGCCAGGGGGCAGCCAAAGGTCTCCTCGACGGAGGGATAACTTACTACCTCCAAAACCCGAAAGGACTGTGAAAGCCTCCATGACCCCCGCAGAGTGGAAAGAGAAGACCAAAGACATCCCCTTCCCGAAGTGGGAAAGAGCAATCCGCCGGTGGGCCAGGAAGTACAACCACATCGAGCGGAAAGCCATCAACCGAGGACCGAAAACAGCGTTGATGACCGAAGCGGAAGCACGACGGGAGAAGAAGCGATACAAGAAGGACCTCTACGCCGTTCCCGTCCTGGAATGGATCGAGCTTCCCACAAGACTCCCCTACCGCAGAGGAGACCCCCAGAGAGACGAGAACCCCGAGCTGATCTACTACGACCCCTCATTCCTTTCCCTCGTGAAGCGATAGGCAAGGTGTTGACTACTTCCGATCCTGAGTGTCAAGAATCTAGGGATTGTTGATTATGAGCCTGCGGCAGCATGGTGGCTTCGTGCCTACCAATACCCAAGTGCCAGCAGAGAGAACACGAGCAGGGAGGGGACAGCAAAAGAAGCGAAGACCACGAGAGCAGCTCGATACGGATGGCCCGGAACGATCTGAGCAGAGACTCCCCGGTACACCCAATCCCAGAAGGACGCTGGTTTCTGTGTCATCAGAGAGAGACAGACCAGGAGAGCAAGGCAGTAGTACATGGAGTTGGTAGGGGGGAATGGTGGTTTCGCGTCTCCGGTGTGACGCTCACTTCGTTTCGCGTCTCCAGGGTAGCATAATCGCCTTTTCCGCCAGTTTTCCCTCGTCAGGGCATCAGATTGCCTCCCGCAGCAGCAGGGTTTTTAGAAGGCGTCTGGCAGTGCGATGGGTACCGGGCTTCCGGGGAAACGTGAAGCCGAGGACTGCCCCTTCTCTTCGTGCGCACTCTTTAGGCGGCCACTGGCAGCGTGACGAAACACTTCTGCCCGCCAGTCCGTTTCCCGAGCGTATCGCCAAGGAAGGGGACGGGTCAGTCGGCACACCGCTGAAGAGGAAGGATCTGGTTGCTCCGATGGCGGGATAGGTGTTTACTGTTCCCGCGTACTAAGCACACGCATCCTGCCAGGAAACAACAGGCCCCCGCAAGGGGGTTTTGTTTAGTGCAGCTCGTACTCCACGTTCGCCACGTCCCGGCTCCAGCAGGCGAAGCAACCGAAGTCCGCACACGATCCGCCTTCCTGGCTGGTCGGACAGGTCCCATCCTCCGAGACGACCGTACTGGTCCACGGCCATCCCTTCGGGGGTTTTCCGTTGAGCAGGTTCCCGGACAAGCGGATGGTCAGGTTGTCGGGCACGTCCTCCGGCTTGATCAGCTTGAGTAACCCCGGCTCCCGCGTCGGTCCCCAGAAGAGGACATCCCGCACCGAGCGGCACAACGTGAAGATGTTCTTCAGGTGATTAAGGCTCTGGAAGTCCCCGGAGTCGTTCAACCGCACATGGTCCCCTGGCCGGGCTTCGGAACGCACCCCGGCGACGATTGCGGGGGTCCACAGCGGATCGAACAGGGAATGGTACCGCTTCCAGAGGGCCTTCTGCACGTTCCCGAAGCGGAACGTCCCTTTCCTCGCGTAGCAGGAGTTACACACCGTCCCGGGCTTCTCCGCGAGCTTGGAGCCCGTCTTGCACGTCGAGGCGGGGTAGCCGTAGGCGATGCCGGGCATCTTTCGGGGATGGGAGAAGCCGCCGATGATCTCTTCCCACTGCCGACCACGGGACAGCTCCGCGACCTTCTCTTCCAGCTCGGCGTCCGTTCCCTCCCAAACTGGGATCTCTCCTTCGGGGGCCGGGGGCAGAACAGTCAGCGACCGCAACGGTCACAGTCTACCTGAATCCCGAATCCCTTGCAGTTTGGCCACAGGAAGAGCAGAATCGGGGCATGTTTCTGCGGAACACCGAACGGCATAGCTGACCCACGCATGGTGGGTGTCGTTCAGTGGCAGGACCCCGGTATGTGGAACCGGTGACGCGAGTTCGATTCTCGTCGCCCACACCATCTTCCCCCTCAACCCTATGGGCCTTGGCGTTGTCATCACCGGAGCGGCACTGTCGTTCCACTCTCCCTACTTCCTGATCGGGATGCTTGTCGCCGTGGTTGGCTGCGTTCTGATGGCTGTCGGCAAATGACCAAAGAGGTCGACGTCGTTTCCGAGCTGACCTCCGACCTGCACGTCCCCCAGGACGCCACAGGCCGTGCGCTGATCCCGGAGATCAAGGGGCCGATCCAGGTGCAGGTGGAGTGGCTCCCCGAGTTGAAGCCCTTCCTCGACCCCGACGTGTACGAAGCGGCAGGAAAGGCCCACCTGATGGACGGAGACGCAATCCAGCTCCAGCTCTGCCGGGAGATCCACAGGCTGACCGAGCGGCTCGATAGGGACTGACGACCAGGAGGGAACGTCAAGGCGGAGTGTTTGCTAATGGCGGATGATTAGTGATACTCTGGCTACATGACTACCACGCAGAAAGCGTACTTCCCTGGCTTCGCAACACAGCTTAAAGCGATCCGGAAGAAGCAACGCTACTCCCTCGCATTGCTCGCAAAGGAGGCGGGCATATCGCGAACGTACCTCTGGGAACTCGAACAGGACACGGAGGGCCGCAAAAGCCCCTCAGCCTACGTCATCTACCAACTCTCCCAGCTTCTCCAGGTGGACATGCCGACTCTTCTTGGAATCACCGAGAACCCGTCTTTCTTCCGTGCTCGCTGATGAACCCCTCCGACACCTTCATTCGGCACGTCCTCAAAGGCTTCGCCCAGTACGTCGCGGAGACCGGGCTGGACATCCCCGAAGGGAAGTCCGAGGACTGGAAGCACGGCTACGCCGCCGCATGCCTGAAGATCGCATCCAAGATGATTGAACAGGCAGACCGCCTCGGTACAGACGAACCCCGCTAGCTCCCCCCTCTCCCCGCAATGACTCCCTCCTGCCCTATCTCGGAAGACTACGTGCCATCACCCGATGAGCCGTGGGTGCGACGGGCGGCTGACGCCCTCGTGGCCTGGGCGAAGCAGGTTCCTGTTCCCTCTGAGAAATGACCCGCAACGACCGCCTGTTCATCATCACTCTGGCAGTATGGTTCGCCAACTACATGCGGCCGAGCCTGAGCATGGCCATCTTCTTCTGGATCGTCCTCGGCTTCTTCGCTTGGGACACGCTTCGCAATACTTGACAGATTCTCCTTTATGTTAACCCCCGCTATATGCACGACCCTCTGATCGTTGCCTTCGAGATCCGTCGCCCCTGGCGAGATAGGCCATCGCCTCTGTTTCCCAAGGGGTGGCGCCCCTCCGTCATCACGATCTGGCACAGGGATCCGGAGACCGACGGCACCGACGATAGCTGCGGCTGGTTTAAGCGCGCCCGGCATGGCGACCAGGAAATCCTGAAGAAGATCGTTCGGGAATTCGCCTTCGATTGGTGCCAGAGCTACGGCGGCTGGTTTACGGAAGAGGGAAAGCCCCGCTTCACCTCGATGGCAATAGCCCTCATGATGTTCCGCCGCGCGGCCTATGAACACTTCAACCATAGTTGGCGTCGCACGGACAATTTCATGAAGCGTCACCTGTACGACATCCTCTCGTTCGCGGAGAATTCCACCGATTCCATGCACGACGGTATCGTGCAAAGGTACGGCCCCGAAGAGAAGCAGGAGCGGGTGAATCGCACGGCGGAAATGGTCTACGGCTGCATCCTGCGCTGGTCGCAGCCCTGGTACAGACATCCACGTTGGCACGTCTGGCACTGGCGCATCCAGGTGCATCCCTGGCAGCAGTTCCGCCGCCGCTTCCTGGACCGGTGCAGCCACTGCGGCCGTAGATTCGCAAAGAATGAGCCCGTCATAGGCACTTGGAGCGGAGACGCGATCTTCCACCAGACCTGCGACCGGCAGCCGAAAGTACCGCAGCAATCCCCCTCATGACCCCCTCCCGCACCCCCACCGGCAAGAAGCCCAAGCCCGTGTTTTGGCGTGTAAAGAGCTACAAAGGGAAAAAGCTGATCCGGACCGACGACTTCCGCAGAAAACTGACTGCGGAAGTCTACGCCCTCGGCCTGAGAATGAACGTGGGAGGCTTCACGAAGCAAATCATCGAGCCTCTTCCGATGCCTTCCCATGACTAAGCTCCTCCACATCGCATTCGGCCTCGCCTGCTTCGCTTTAGGCATTCTGGGTGCCGATCACCTTCTCCGCTTCCCCGGTTCCGTATGACGCCCGAAGACCAGAAGCGGCTGGAGGAGATACGCGAAGTAGCTGGTTCTTGCCAGAGATCCCACGACGAAGACGAAATGGAATGGCTGCTCGATGACGGTATCCCCTTCCTCCTCTCCGTTATCGCCGGACAGCAGAAGGCGTTGGAGGGGCTGCTGGAATTCGACACGTACATGCTCGACCGTGGCCCGCCAGGTGAAGAGTGGCAATCCGACGAACTCCAAGCCGCTATCAAACAGGCCAAAGCCTTTCTCCCCTCTCCCCAATGACCTGCAAGCACCTCGACATCTACGGCGATACCATCCAGTGGTTCTGCAAAGAGTGCGGCCAGGAGTTCATCCCCAAGGAGCCGAAGTGCTCTCTCTGCGACGACCCCACCCCCCACTTCCATCCCTGCCGCACCTGCGGGAAGGCGGAGTGCGTGTGCAAGGAGCCCGACGCCGGGAAGTGCAAAGGCTGCATCTATTGTGGCGGCCCCATCGAGCCAGGCAAGTACCATTGGTGCGACGACTGCCACCAGAAACGCATTCTGCCCCGCATGACCGCCGGGGAGGGGAAGGCCTGTCCCGATTGCGGCTACTTCATGGAGTTCACGAAGACGGAAGGAGGGGGCCATTACGACACCCACAACTGCGACGACTTCCGCAGGGACCAGAAGTTCGCGACCAAAGCAGAGGTGGACAAGCGGTTCGCAGCGCTGAAAGAACGAATTACGATAACCAACAACTCGTCCTACGACGAGGAACGCGAGTTCCGGAAGGCACTGCTGGAGCACTTGTTCGAGGAAGTGCCGCCTTACGATGCGGACGGAGCTTGGAATTCTAAGAAGAACTCCATCGAAGACCTCCGCTCCCGCTTCCTCTGATATGCGCTCCCCCTCCATCCTCGTTCCGCTTATGATTTGCGTGGCAATCTCCGTGCTCCCATTTGTCGCCACGAAGATCCCCGGTGCCCGTGTCATCCAGTCCGTTCCCGTCGAGCATGCCCGTATCTGCGATCTCCCCTGCGGAAACCAAACCTGTCACGTCCTCTGCTACTCTTCCGGCTCTCTCCTGTGACCCGCCTCCCTCTCCTCCTGGTTCTCCTGCTGGTGGGGTGTTCCTCTCTTCCGGACAGAGAATCCTACAGTGGCTCCCTTATCCGCCAAGAACAAGATGCCTGTTTCCACCGTTGCATCACACAGCCCGGCATCGACGGCTGTCTCTGCTGGCGTGTCTGCGATCCGGAAGCGAACCATCCGCCGGTATGCGATATCCCTCCTCCCTCCCAGGGCGTCACCTGCCTACTCGGAAAGACCGACTGCTTCCCCAGCTCCCATGACCTCTAACCCCAAGACAGCGAAGGTCCTTGTCGATCGCTTCCAATCCCTCGCGTCTTTCAAATGGCAGGACCTCGCAGAGCCGCAGCGGATGGCTGCGAAGGCAATGGAACCCAAGCTGGGCTGGCTCATCCTCCCGCTTGCAGCCGTGACGTTACCCCTTCTCCTTGCGTTATGAACCCTGACCCCACCAACCAGCTCCGGGAGGAGATCGACAGCATCCTGAAACAACTCGATCCCGAATGCGGCAGCTCGTTCTCTGCACACGTTCCTGTCATCCACCGTCTGCTCGCCCTCATCGAGAGGGAACGCAGGAAGGCGGTGGAGGAGTTCACGAACCGCGTCATGCTTCTTGAGCCGCGCGTCCTCCGGGACATCGAGAGCAGCCACATGGACGAGGGAGGAAGGCTCTACGCCCGGTTGATGACTGTGTTCCTCGACATGTTCGAGTTGCCCCCGAAGCTCTCCGAGGAAGGACTGACCACAGCCGAGAAGCTCTTCCCAGACAAGCCCTAATGCTCATTGGTTTCCTCTGGTGGCTGGCAGGCGTTCCTCGCGGGCAGAGGCATGGGCCGCTCGTGATCCGGCGGAAGTTCGATCAACAGATGCGTGACCTGCACCGTGAGTTGGCGGCCGAGCTTTCCAAGAGCCGCGCGGTACGGGATCTCTTTTCAGAACGGCCCTGAAGGTGTAGGGTCAGCTTAACGTAACAATCAATTAACTATGGCTACACCAGTAGCAGGCTTCAACGTCAACCCCCAGAACATCAACCGCGAAGGGAGACCGATGGAGCCCTGGACCTGGCGCGGTCTCTTGATGGAAGCCGCCGAGGAGGTGGCGGAAGGGAGCAAGGAGCCCCGGAAGAAGATCCTCGCCCGCAAGCTCGTCGAGAAGGCCGCCGACGGGGACGTGACCGCCCTCAAGGAGTTCGGGGACCGGATAGACGGGAAGGCAAACCAGGCCGTCGAGCTGTCGGGGAAGGACGGGGGACCGGTTGAGCAGAGCATCACCATCACCTTCGTCAAACCCGATGGAGCCTGACGTTCCCGAATCCGAGTTCATTCGGGCCTACCCGTACCAGGAGGAGATCGACGAGCCCCCCGTCTTCCGCTTCCCCACGATGCAATGCAGCGCCGCGTCCTGAAAGTCACCGACTACTACAAGTTCCAGAAAGACGGCGTGACCTACTACACCCTTCGGGGGAACGGCATCCGCTTCGCCGACAAGATCGAGGGACCTATAACCCCCGCTACTCTCGGAGCCCTGAACGAGCGGTTCCGCAACTCCCTGCGGTACGTGAAGCACTACGCGGGCTACCCGGAGCGAACCGCCCAGGAATCGGACATGGCCAAGATGCTCGACGGTCTCTCCCAGACGGACACGGGCTTCGGCATCAGGATCAAGAACGACCCCGTGAAAGAATTTACCCCCTTCCAATGAGATACGCCTACCGCTGCCGCTGCGGGAACACGGCCGAACGGACCTACCCGATGGGGAAGCCCGGAAAGGCCTACTGCCTGTGCGGAAAGCTGATGGAGCGAGAGATCAGCGTCCCCCCGGTGATGTTCGTCGGAGAAGGCTGGGCGGGCGGTTCCCACTCCCGATGATCCCGATTGAAATCCCCTACGCCTTCCGGGAACTCTTCACGCCCTGCCGCCTGAAGGTCTTCCACGGCGGACGAGGCGGGGCGAAGTCCGAATCCGTGGGCCGCTACCTCCTGGCCGTGGGTGCCAGCGAGCCGATGAAGATCGTCTGCGCCCGCGAGTACCAGAATTCCATCAAGGACTCCGTCCACGAGATGCTCGCCGAGCTGATCGCCGTCCACGGCCTGTCCGACTTCTACCAGGTCCTCAAGACCGAGATCCGGGGGAAGAACGGGACCAGCTTCGCGTTCGTCGGCTTGCACCACAACATCGCGAACATCAAATCCATGTACGACGTGAAGAAGTTCTGGGTGGAGGAGGCGGAAACCGTCTCGGACGCCTCGTGGAAGGTCATCTTCCCCACGATCCGCGCCAAGGACTCCGAGATCATCGCCACCTTCAACCCCGATCTGCCCGACTCCCCGACGTACCAGAGGCTTGTGGCGAATCCGCCGCCCTACGCCATCGTCCGGAAGGTGAACTACGACCAGAACCCCTACTTCCCGGACGTGCTCCGCCAAGAGATGGAGCACTGCAAGGCCACCGACCCCGAAGAGTACCGCAACGTCTGGCTCGGGGAGTGCCGAGCTGCTGTCGCAGGTGCCGTGTTCGCCAAGGAGATCGGGAAGGCCGTCGAGGAGCAGCGGATCACCGAAGTACGTTACGACCCCCTGAAGCCCGTGAACACGTACTGGGACCTTGGGAGGAACGACAAGACCGCCGTATGGTTCATGCAGACCATCGGCGGGCAGTTCCGCTTCATCCGCTACTACGAGAACTCCGGGGAGCACTTCAGTCACTACATCAAGTACCTCAAAGAGCTTCCTTACGCCTACGGGAACCACTACCTCCCCCACGACGCGGCCAATGAACTATTGGGCCAGGAGAAGAGCATCCTGAATCAGATGCGCTCCGTGTTCTCCGGCGTCCAGGAGCCGATCCAGCGGACCCCACGGAAGGCGCTCGCCATCGACGCAGCCCGGTCGATCATGGGCAACTCGTGGTGGGACCGCGAGAACTGCGCCGATGGGATTGTCTGTCTTCAGCGGTACGCCTACAAGTTCGATCCCGAGACCCAGAAGACCAGTCCCGAGCCAGAGCACGACACGCCGTGGAGCCACGGGGCGGATGCGTTCCAGTGCGCGGGCATGGCCGCCCAGCTCGTCGAGAAGAAGAAGCAGACAAAACCCCGCCGCTCGATCTACGCTGGTGTGCATGGATGACTATTCCCAGACCACCGAGCCCCTGGAGGACGAGCCCGAAGCACTTGCCGCCAAGCAGCGAATGGAAGAGCGCGTCAAGCGAAGAGAGCATCCCAAGCGTCCGTCCATTTACCGCGCCTTGCGCTAGGGTGTATCCTTCGCTCGGAGTGTAAGTTGCCCCACTGAAACTTGCCCCTGTTCCCGTTTTACCACGAGATCGACCCCAAGGAGCGTCTTCAAAACGGAGAGATGAGTGACGAGCACCGGAAGCTCCGCGACTGGGACCAGGAGGATTCGCGGTACATGCGGGACTACCGCAGGAACACCGGATGGGACGCGAAGGCGATCCGGGGCATGAAGATCTACAACGTCGTCCAGACCATGAAGCCCACGGACGAGGTGTCCAGGATCTTTTTCGGCGGGACTCGCACGATCATCGACAAGGGCATCGAGCAGATGACCGAAGGCGAACCCGATTTCAGCTTCGAGCCCTTCGGCCCGTCCGACCACATCAAGACGATCATCTGGAAGCACCTGATCAAGAAGGTGCTCTCCGACTGCCAGTACAAGCTCCACCAGGAGATGTTCTTCCGGGACTACTTCGTCCTCGGTTCCGGCGTGTTCGAGGTGTACATCGACTACCCCCGCCGCACGCTCCGGATCAAAGACGACAAGGGGAACTTCGAGTCGGTCCAGGCCCCCGACTACCGCCGCGCGAGGGTCGGCGTCCGCGCCGTGAACCCGATGAACTGCTGGCGGAACCCGAACATCGACGACTCGACCCAGGTCCCTTCGTGCCTCCGCCGCCGCATCATCACCTGGAACCAGTTCGCCCAGGAGTTCGGGCGGTGCGAACCGAACCCCTACATCAACCTCGACCTGATCGCGAAGGGGAGCCACGTCTGTCTCTACCGCTATGAGGACGAGATCCGCGACGTGCTCCGCTACTACGCCAAGTCCTTCGGGACGGAATCTGACGGGCACGCCTCGACGCCCACGGATGACGACCTGGGCATCCTGATCTTCGACACCTCCCTGAAGATTCACGAGGAGGTGAAGGACGGCGTGGTCCTGCGCTCGACGGGGTTGAACATCCCCGGCCTGTGTTCGCTGCGCTGGGGGACGTTCTTCGACTCCTACGACAAGGGGTACGACGGCCAGCACTGCCCCTACGGCATGGGCCTTCCCCAGAGGATCGAGGGCGAGGACACGGCCTTGCAGACGATCTTTAACATGAACCTGGACAACTACCGCTGGAGCCAGACGGTTGCCCTGAACTACAAGGGGGCGAACGCGGACAGCTACATCGACGTGGACGCCAACCGCCTGTACGGTGCCGAGTTGATCGACGGCGAGATCACCCCCATGCCCCTGGGGATCGCGCGCATCGACGACACCCAGGCGATGGTGGAAATGTTCGACAAGCAAACCATCCCGGCCACGGGCGTCAACCACCAGCAGATGGTGGGGGACACCAGCAAGACGGCCTTCGAGTTCGCCCAGCGCATCCGCCTGGCCAACCGCGGGGCCGAGCAACGCCTCCAGCGTCTCGAAAACGAGGTGTTCAGGCCGGTCGGCTCCCTGCTCCTCGCAAACTCGCTCACGGTGCTCACGGTCCAGGACTACGAGGAGATGACCGAGGAGGACGTGAAGACGGCCCGGGAAGCCATCAAGGCGGGGAAGAAGCCCCTCTCCGACTACAAAAACCTCAACAGCAAGAAGAAGGACAAGAAGCCTGAGAGAAAGCGGGTGCAGTACATCCCGCTCAAGGGCGAGAAGATGCGGGAGGACTTCACGACCACCAAGACGCGGAAGCTCAACTACAACGAGACCGACAACACCCTCGTCATCGACAAGGACATGAAGGTCGAGACGAGCTACATCCCGCTCGTGAAAGAGTACGTTTACCCCGCCGAGTACATCGAGTGCGGGATGCTCCCGGATTGCATCGTCGATTCCAAGCGCATGCTCGGGGACATGAAGAACCAGGACGCCCAGAACTTCAAAACGGCGACCGACTTCCTCGTCCAGCTCGCGTCTGTGCTCGGCTACCAGAACCTCGACCTCGACAAGCTCGCCGCCGAGACGCTGGAGTTCGCCAGCATCGACCCGAAGCGCGTCCTCAAGACCGACGAGGAGGGTTCCGAGAAACTTACGCAGGTCAAAGACCTCCTCGGCAAGCTCCAGCAGATGGAACTGAACCAGCAGCCCCTTTCCGCCCAGCCCAATGCTCAAGTACCTCAACCGATGGCTGCTCCGGCAAACGCAGGAGCAACTATTCCCCAGCCCGGAGGACAGGGAACTCCTCAAAACGCTCTCCAGGCCACTGCGGGAGGCGCTTTATAGGCGGCTGACGGAACTGTCCTACACCTGCAACCGCGACCAGGACCGCATGGGGGCGCTGTTCATCCGCAGCCAGATCATGAAAGACACGCTGGGCAAGCAGAACCAGACGGCACAAGACGTGCGCAAGCCCCGGCCCGCCGACTTCCTGCCCGAGGTGATGAAGCCCTCCCTCCCGTCGCATGATGCCGCCTGAGTTCACCCGCTACCAGAAGCTCATCATCTACGTCTTTCAGCAGGAGCGGACCGTCCCGCGTACCGTCGCGGCCATCGAGCGGATGACGGGGGAGAAGTACAACTCCCAGAGCTTCGTCCGAGCCGTGATCCACCGCTACAAGGAATTCACCGCCCGCAGCGTAGGCGGTCGTGCATGAGCCGGGGTAACGGAACGGATAGGATTCCGTCTAGCCCCCGCCCTTTCACAACACTGTTGTTCTCTCTCGGCTGAGTCTTGGGGCGTTTCACTCCCGCCCCGAAACCTAGCCGAGAGCTAGACACTTTCCCCATTACACATGACAGACGCCAACCCGCAGCCCCAGGCTGCCCCCACTGGCTCCGGATCGGAGCAGACCCCCAAAGTGGACCCACCCGCTCTGACGGATGAGATGGTCAAAAGCCATCCGCTGTTCCAGAAGCTCCAGGAGGAGCACTCAGCCGCCGAACGTGAAAAGAACCGCTACAAGGGACGCCTGGATAAAGTCCAGAAGGGCATCTCCGACGAGCCGGAGGAAACTCCGGAGCCGAAGGACGACACCCCCTACGTCACGAAGGACCAGCTCTGGGAATTCCAGAACAAGGCCGACATCGAGTCCTACGGCGACGAGCAGTACAAGGCCGACGTCGCGCGCGGCATCCCCAGGGACTACGCCCTGGAGACTGCCAAGCTCCGCTACCAGGCCAACCCCGATAAAGCACGTTTAGAGCGTCAGCAGGCTACCGCTTCCGGCCCCGCCGCGAGCACCCGCAACCTGGAAAGCACCGAGCTAGAGGGCTTCGACCCGAAGGCCGCTGCCGAATGGGGGTACTCGAAGGAGACCTGGCTGAAGCAGCAGCAGTTGAAGAAGGAACGCGGGCAAATCTAGCCCCTTTCCCTTCCCATCATGAGTTTCATCCGCAGGACCGGAACGTCCGAGTTCAAGGTCTACCCCTCGGCGGGCACCATCGCAGCCGGTGCCGCCGTACAGTTTGACGAAAACGGCGAAGTGGTCGCCGCCGCGACCGCCAAGGCCATCGTCGGCGTTGCCGTCGCAGCCGCCACGTCGTCCACCAACTGCACCATCGACATCAACCACCCCGGCGACGAGTGGGTTGTTGACGTGACCACCGGCACCATGGCCGCCGACGAGATCGGCGAGGAAGCCGACCTCGAAACCTCCACGGGCGCCACCCTCACGGAGTCCAACAACGACCTTTTGATCGTTGGTTGGGACGGCGTGAGCACCGGCAAGGCCTACGTCCAGTTCATGAAGTCCTACCAGACCACCATCGCAGCCTGATTTACCCCCTCCTAGCCCCTCCCAATGCCTTACAACACAGTCGCCTTCAATGAATTCGTGGACAACGTGGAGCGCACCGTCCTCGAACAACTGAAGGACCTCCGCCCCAACCTCGTCCGCTCCCTCTTCTCCTCGATGCCCTGGGCTCCCGGCGACGGCGAGAAAGTCACCTTCAACTCGGTGTGCCTCTCCGGCTTCGCGCAGCGCGTCGACGAGAACGAGAAGTACCCGATCGTGAACCCGAAGAAGGGTAACGAACTCTCCAAGACGCAGATCCAGTACGGTGATCGCCTCGACATCACCCGCCGGATGTTCAAGTTCAACAACCGCTACAACCAGGCACAGACGGTCCAGTCCGCCCAGCGCCTCAAGGAGCGCTTGGTGAACGTCCTCGACCTCGAAATGACCATGCAGGCGTTCTCCGAGGCCGACCAGACCACGATCACGCCCATCGGCAAGCCCGCCTACAACATCGCCACGAGCGATTCCAAGGCCCTCGCCGCAACGGACCACAGCTACGGCGGCGTGACCTTCAGCAACATCGTGTCCGGAGCCCCCGCGCTCTCCAAGGCTAACCTGACGACCGCCATCAACCAGATGGTCCGCAACACGCCGGACGACTTCGGCACCTACTTCGCTCCGCAGCCCGACACCATCGTCATCGCCAACGACATGGACATGGTCATCAAGTGCCACGAGCTGTTCGGCTCCAGCCTCACGCCGGAGACCGCGAACAACGCCGTCAACTACTACGGCGGCAAGGGTTCCATGAAGGTCGTCGCCCTCAAGTACGGCGACCGCAACGCCCTTGGCGTCCCGACCACGGACAACATCTACCGCTGGGCGCTGTTGGACTCGTCCATCACGAAGCAGTCTTGGCAGCTCATGATGGCCGAAGAGCCGACCCCCGAGCAGCAGTTCACGGACCACGACAACGTCATGGCGAAGATCCTGGTTACCCAGTTCGCCGCGTTCGCCGTCGTCCAGCCCCAGGGCTCGATCTTCTCGCTCTCGACCACGAAGCCCACCCTCGCCTGATTCCCCCTCCTCCTGATGCCCTCTCAGTTCACTGAACTATCGGTCGGGACCGTGATCGCCGCCCTCGCGACCGGCGTCGTCGGCTACTTCGCCGGGAACGTCGTCTCCACCGGCTCGATCACCGCCGCCACCCTCTCCGGCACCACGCTCACCGTGAGCCTACCGGGAGCGGCGAACGGCCAGGCCCTCTGCAAAAAGAACACGGGCGTGATCGGCTACTGCTCGACCACCCCGACGAACGGCGCTTGCACCTGCAACTAGCCCCTTCGACACTCTCCCCCACGCCGCACGGCGTTGGGGGGAGGATCGAGAGGGTTCCCCTCCATTCATTCCCCCCTTTCCCATGGCCGACGGCCCTAACCACGAACTGAACTTCCAGAACGGCATCCTGACCACGCCCTCGAACCTCGTCGAAATCACCCGCTACCTGCGGTTCTTCAAGGGTACGGACTCATACCAGGAATACCTCCGTGTCTACCTCCCGCAGCTCGCCAAGCCCGAGTACGAGGAGGAGTTCGCCGAGTTCGTGAAGGACTACAAAAACAAGGAGAAGGCCGCCGAGCTGAAGGACGCCCTGAAGGCACTCAAGAAGCCCACGAAGGCCGAGCTGGACGCCGAGAAGAAGGAGAAGGAGGAAGCCGACGCCAAGGCTAAGAAAGAGGCTGAAGACAAGGCCAAAGAAGAGGCCGCGAAGAAGGCCGAACAGTCGAACAAGAAGTAATTCCCCCTCCTCCCATGCAGTCCCGCCCCATCTTCGATTCCTCCGTCGTCGCCACCGTCGAACGCGCCCAGGCCGGTGCAACGTCGCTCTGCGGCATCCAGCTTCAGAACGCCAACGCCGCCGTCGCCTATTTGCAGCTCTTCAACGCCGCCGCCACGGCGGACGTGACCATCGGCACCACCGCCCCCACGAAGGTCATCAAGTGCGAGGCGAGCGTTGAGAAGGCCATCGACTTTCCGCACCCGCCGCTGTTCGCCAGCGGTCTGTGCTACGCGATCACCACGACTCCGACCGGCAGCACCGCCCTTGGTGCCGCTTGCACGCTGAACATCGACCTCGCCTGACATGCCCAACCCCTCCGGCGAAACCATCATCGGCATCGCCAGGGACCTCATCCGCGAGGAGACGGGGAGCGACGTACCGGCCATGAGCAACAGCTTCATGCTCAAGGTGATCGCGAACACCGATAAGAAGGTGCTCCGCGCGTACCGCAGGGGAGGCGGGAACACGCCCGTCGAGCGGGCACTGGAGGGCGGCGGGGAGTGCATCGCGGACACCCAGGTCAACGACGCAGCGGGAGTCACCGCAGCCGCCACGAGCGCCACCGTCGACGACGCCAGCGACTTCGAGTCCACCGGCGCGGTCGCGTTCTGGACGAAAGGATCGCCGGACGTGGCCTTTTACACCGGCACCACCGCGACGACCTTCACCGGCCTCTCGGGGCTAGGCTTCGCGAAGCTCGACAACGACGCAGTGCAGGCCCTCTACGAGTTGCCCAGCAACTTCGGCCAGTTCCGCCGCTCGGAAGAGTACGGGGACGGGGTCCAACTCAACGGCGAGCCCCTGTTCTACATGGAAGGCGCTCCGACCGAGGGGCACTTCTCCACGCGCAGCGACGGTACCACGAAGTACCTCTGGCTCCCCAAGGGCTCCGGCGGCACGTTCGCGTACCTCTTCGACCGGGACTCCAACACCATCGACTCCACCGATGACCTGATCTCGGTCCCCGACGACTGGCAGTTCGTGTACGCCTGGCGGTGCATCGAAATGGGACTGTTCGGGCGTGGGGATTACGAGCTGATCGCCCTCGCCAAGCAGCGGGCCGACGAGGAGCAATTGGACATCCTGAAAGACAGAAACGTGGGCCGCAGGCTCCGCATCCGCCCCCTGATGATGAACGCCGACTACGACCCGACGGCTTCTAACCTCGACGACGATGAGTGACGCCTTCCGCGAACTCCCCATCGGCGCGTCGCGGTTCCAGGGGTACACCTCGGACCCGAACAACGCGGACCCGAGCTACCTGGCCCCCCCGTCGGTCAACTGCCTGATCACGGACGACGGGAAGGCGGAAAGCAGGATGGGCTACCAAGAAGAGTTCGCCATCGGCTCCAGCGGCAACGCTGCCACCTGCTACTACATGAAGACCTATGACGTCGCCTTCTTCGCTCTGGGTACTCAGCTGTTCTATCGCGATTTTGCCGCCGGACAGACCTTCGACACGGGTCTATCGCTCACGGCTGGAACGACTACTCGATTCGCAGAATTCTTCGGGGATCTATATCTCACAAATACGACCGATGGTGTCGTTCGAGTCGTTGTGACGCGCCTCAACGGGGCGGTCGCCGCCGGTGCGCAGACGGTGACGCTCGACCAGGACGGGGCCGCCCGCCTGGCCGTCTTCGGGGACTACACCGGAAACCTCCGCATCCGGGGCACGAACGAGGGGTTCGCCAACCCCGTCGTCCCGTTCGGCAGCGTCTCGACCGCCGCGAACAACGGGTCCGGACTGATCCGCATCACCTCCGCCGCGAACCACAACCTGACGACCGGCGAGCAGGTGACGATCTCCGGCGTCACGGGGACCACGGAGGCCAACGGCACCTGGACCGTCACGCGCGTCTCCGCCACCACCTTCGACCTCCAGGGCTCCACCTTCACGAACGCCTACGTCTCCGGCGGGACCTTCGCGCACTCCATCTCGGGCGTCGTGCGGCTGTCCGGGGCCGCGAGCCAGGCCTACACCGACAACACGCTCGTTCTGTTCGTCGACAACAGCTATTCGAGCCTCGAAAAGTTCTCCAAGATCGAGTTCTGGAAGTCCAGGCTGCACGGCATGGGTTTCCCGAACGCGACCAACGCAGACCAGCCCAACAACACCGTCCTGACGGGGAAGTTCGTCATCGGGCAGACCGGGGCGTCCGGCATCGAGGACATCGTAAGCATGCCGCTCAACGCGGGCGGCTCCACGAAGATCGTCATCGGCGGGGGAGGCAAGCTGACCAACATCCTCGGCGTGGACGACACCTTCTACTTCTTCACGGAGGACAAGGTGCATGACGTGGCCTCGTCGAGCATCCCGACCTCGGGAGACTCCATCGGCCTGACCGTCCCCGACGAGCAGGACAAGAACCACGGCTGTCTCAACGAGGACTGCGCCATCTCGATGGGCAACGGGGAAGTCGCCTACCCCACCAACGACCGCCGCATCATGCGGCAGCGGATCGCCACGGACACGGGCGCGGCCGTCACCTTCTCGGACGAGTCGTTCGACGTGGACATCCGCGACCATCTGAAGAACATGGACAGGGACCAGACCGGCGCTCTCGCGTGGCACTACAAGGGGCAGCGGAAGTCCATCTTTCAGATCAAGTGCGGGGGCCAGTGGTACTGGTTCATCTGGGACCACAACATCACCCGCACGGTCGGATCGACCGTCATCAACGGGGCCTGGCAGCCGCCGCAGCAGATCGCCCCCGTCCGGGGGTTCTTCGAGCGCAACGGCGTCCTCTACGGCACCGACGCCTCGACGGACAAGGTGTACAGCTACTTCACGACCTTCACGGACAACCTCTCCCCGATCCAGGTCACCATCGCCACGGGGGAGTTCAACGTCGGGGACGCGATGATGGGCAAGGCCCACCTGGAGGGGGAAGTAAACCAGCCCTCCCAGATCAACATCTGCTGCTACGTCTGGAACAACTCGGCCGGGAAGCGCTCCGGCTCCCCCAAGGTCATCAACGGGAACGTGTACTCCTACTCCGACGATCAGACCGTCGGCGCGGTGCCCGTGGGCGGGGCGATGACCGGGGCCAGCACGCAGGTAGCCAAGTGGAAGAAGCAGTTCGGGATCTTCCCGTCCCAGGCCATCCGCGCCCAGCTCGTCCTCGAAAACTTCCAGGACGGCGGCTATTGCTCCCTGACCGCCTACTCCCTGTCCGGCAAGCAGTACCCCAATTCCTTCTCGAAATCGTTATGAAGCTCCTCCGCTGGTTCGCAGACCACTTCGTCGGCACCTGCCTGACCCTTCTCGTCCTCCTGGCCGGGGGGTCGGCCTTCGCCGCCGTCACCTACGACGTCACGAACGAGCCGCAGATGAACCTGGCCGACAACCTCCTGCCGTCCGCCACGACCCTGAAAATCGCGTCCCGTCAGCGGAACGGGGACAACTACGTCTTCCGCACCCTCACGGGCGGCGTGCTCCGCATCCGCTGGGGCGCGTTCACCGAGGACGTGGCGTTCACGGGAGCTTCCTACAACGCGGACAATACGGTGTCGATCACCGGACTAACCCGCGACCTCTGCCCGCACGTCACCGACCGCTACACCTCCTGCGGCACCGGCCGGGCGTGGGGCAAGGGTGCCATCGTGGAGCGGAACGTCGACGCCCGCCTGCTGAACGGCAAGTCCGACCTCGCGGGAGCGAACACGTTCACCGCGTCGGGTGCCGTCCGCTTCTCGGGTTCGGGCAGCTACCAGATGCCCTACTTCCCTTCGACCGCCGAGCGCGACCGCCAGCGCCCCTCTCCCCAGCCCTTCGAGCAGGCCTGCGTGACCGCCACGGGCCTTTGCTACGCCTACATCGGGGGCACCTGGACCGCCTACGGCAACACGGGCGTGGGCAACGCCGACACGACCACGGCCGGAAAGGTCGAACTCGCCACCGTCGCCGACCAGATCGCCCGCACCGCGAACGGCGAGTCGGGGGCCGCCGCTGTCGTTCAGGCCAGGCACCTGACCCAGTCGGGTGCGATCAACAACACGTACCAGGCCGGACGCATCCCGATCCTGAACAGCTCGGGTGCGCTCGCCGCCTCGCTCGGAGGCCTCGGCACGAACGCCGTCTCGTCCGGATCGGTCATCATCGGCCAGGGGGCCGCCACCGTGAAGTCGGTTGCTCCCGGATCGGCAAACAACGTGCTGATCAGCAACGGCAGCTCGTGGACGTCCGGCTCCGCTCCGGTCTTCTGCAAGCCCGTCTTCCTGTCGGTGACGAGTTCCACGGCCACGGGTGCCAGCTCGACGACGGCCCACATGTTCGACACGAACCGATACGACATCCCCGCCAACGATCTGATCAACGGGGTGATGTACCGCTTCACGGCCGCCGGAAGCGGGACGTGGGTCTCCGGAGGCATCAACTACCGCGCCCGCCTCGGGACGACCGACCTCCTGCTATCGCAAATCACCCCCGCAGGTGCCCACGAATGGGTTCTCCGGGGCGAGTTCAGCGGCACGCAGGCCGCCTCCGCCTCCGCCCGCGTGCGGGGGGCGATGCAGGCCGTGATCGGGGACAACAACGCCGACTCGAAGGTGCTCGTGGACTACAACGCCGTCTCGGTCGCCACGAACGACGTCCTGCCGTTCACCGTCGTCGGCAAGTACGACGCCAGCAACGCCGGACACTCCCACCAGCTCAACTTCCTGACCCTGGAGAAGTGCTCCTCTTCCGCCTTCTAAATGCCCAATCTCGCCGACTTCAACGACCAGACGCGCTACAACCCCCGCACGGCCCAGGCGAACGCCCAGAGCCAGCAGGTGCAGCACCAGCAGGCCGTCGCGGAGAACCAGGCGGCGGGCCAGGTGGTCGAGCGCCAGGCCGTCCAGACGCCCAGCCCCGTGCTCCAGCAGGCCCAGGCCAACACGCAAGGCACCTACAGCCTCAACACGCAGACGGGACAAATCAGCGGTGCCCAGGCGGGCGCGATGGGCAAGCCCGGAGCCACGGGAAACCCCGGATTCTCGAACGGCGTCTACGACCCCAACCAGGCCGCCAAGAAGGCCGGGGACGACGCGGCGGGCTTCTACATCCGCAACAACCCCGGCGACGTGCTCGGGGAGAACAAGGCCCGTCAGGAGGCGGAGAAGAACTTCCTGGAGACCGAGGCCGCCCGCCTGGACGTGCAAGGGAAACAGCAGCAGCAGGAGCAGGGCGGGGAGGAGGAAAACGCCGCCGCGAACGCTGCGGGTGCGGTGCCCCAGGGTGATCCCGGGGTGAACGCCGCGTTCGCCCAACTCCCCGAGGAGGCCCAGTTTCTTGCGCCCTTCCTCCAGCAGTTCCAGCAGACGATGGAAGGGAGCATGCAGGGGAACCAGGCGATGACCCAGGGACTCCTCCAGCAGAACAAGCAGACCTACGACCAGGTGTTTAAAGAGATCGCCGAAATGAAGGCGGGGTATGTCAACACGTCGGAGGCGATGCAAGGCCTGATCGAGGAGGTGCGTGACCAGAACAGCACCAACCTGGACGTCCAGAAGAAGGCCGCCGAGGACCGGCTGGCGTGGGACCAGCAGAAGATGGAGCGCGAGATCACCAAGCAGAAGCGCCGCGACCGCGATTCAATGGTCGCCCAGATCGCGCTGATGGGCGGGTTCGGCCAGGACGCCGGAATCCGGGCCGTGATGGAGTCGGACGCGGTGTACGACCAGAAGATGGGGGACTTGCAGATCGAATTCGGGGTGCAGAGGACGGAACTGAGTGCGAAGTTCAGTGCTCTCTACAACGAAAACCAGAACAACTACCTCAACAAGACCGAGCAGAACGTCAAGGACCTCCGGGCGGGGCTCGAACGCATCGGGATGCAGTCGATTTCCAGCATGGAGGCACGCGGGAAGGCCGAGCAGAGCATCATCACGAAGGGCTGGGATACGCAAGTCGCCCTCCGGAAGGAGCTGGCCGACAAGAACCTCTCCGTGGCGTCGAAAATCTCCGACCTGATCGCCGAGGAGAAGAAGCGGCTGGCCGACGAGAAAAGGCAGAAGCGCGACGATGCATGGAACTTCTTCAAGTTCTCCTTCGACCAGTCCACCGACCCCGCGCTGCGGCAGAAAGCCCAGTCCGCCATGCAGGAGGCTGGGTACGACGTGTCCGGGATCGACCTCAACGCCCTCCCGGTGGACATCCAGGCCCAGCAAGCCGGGTTCGCCCAGCAGGAGAGGATGGCCGGGATCAACTTCGGCTACGACGTGCAGCTCAAACAGATGGACCTCCTCCAGAAGCAGCAGGCGGCCACGATGTACGACCCGTTCCAGTACACGGAGCCCGAGAAGCGGTCCGCGATGACCTCCGCGAACGTCGTCACCAGCAAGGCCGGGTTCACCGAGGCGGACAAGGCGGTCCACAAGGACTACGTGAAGCGGCTCCTCGACTCCGGAGACGTGGACGGGGCCAACGCCTACATCGTGCAGCTCGCCGAGAAGCAGATGAACGACGGCGTGCGGACGACCTACAACACGCAGAAGACGATCATGAACTCGACCACCGAACTGCTCAAGGACCTGAAAGCGATCCAGAAGGAGAATCCCAAAAAGGCCGAACAGATCTACAAGGGGATTCAGAAGCTCGACGCCTCCGACTTCAACATTTATGCCAAAGGCCTCCAGAACCTCCGCAACAAGTTCGGTGTCGACAAGGACCCCGAACTCGCCCGGATCTTCGCCCGCGTCGAGAACATCGCCGGTGTGATCATCAACGAGCGGTACGGTGCCGCCGTCACGGACGGGGAGTTGGACCGCGCCCGCCAATACATCGCCATGTCCGGCAACACGCTCGGGGACATGATCATCAAGCTCGACGAGATGAACAAGACCTACGCCGCCGAGAACGAAAACCTCCTCTCTAGCTACACCGGCGGGGTGACGGACTACGGCGCTCCCTACCAGGGCGAGATGCCCACGGACGACGACTTCGGCAGCATGCAGAACTACGGCCAGTCCTCCGGCCCCGTGTCGTTCCAGGACTGGCAGAAGTCGGTCGGCACGGGCCAGGAGATGAAGGGGAGCCCGTACCACAACCAGGGCCTCGACCAGTACGCCATCGACATCGATGGCAAAAAGGGGGACGCGCTCCCCTCGCCGGTTTCCGGCACCGTGACCCAGGTCGTGAAGAGCAATTCCGGCTACGGCAACTACGTGGTGGTCACCGACGACCAGGGCTACGAGCACCTGTTCGGGCACCTGGGCGAGGCGCAAGTCCAGCAGGGGGCGAAGGTGCAGCCGGGCGTCAGCCTCGGGAAGATCGGCAACTCGGGGACCGTGATCGCCGGACCCGGCGGGGACGGCTCTCACGTCCACTACCGGGTGACGAAGGACGGCAAGCCCTTTAACCCTCGGACACTGAAGCACATCGCCTCCCATTCCCACCGCTCATGACCTACGGACCTCAAACCCAGCAGCAGTTCTTGGGCAGCCTCCCGACCACGGGAAGCCCCGCCCAGGCGAACCCGCAAGGCTTCGAGCAGTACGCCGCACCGGCACCCGCGCCGAAGCCCGCACTGATCCCGAAAGCCGCCGCCTCCGACTACCCACAGCCGGAGCGGGCCGGGAACGGCAAGCAGAACATCTACCAGACGCCCGCGTTCCTGGAGGAGCAGCGCCGCCAGGGGATCAGCCCCACCCTCATCGCCGACTTCATCGCGTCGAAGGTCGGGGCCAAAGACCCGGAGTTCGTCGGCATGTACAACGCGACAAAGCAGAAGTACCGCAACCACCCGGACGCCATCGACCGCTTCCTGAATTACGCCATCTACGGCACGACCCAGCCGGACCCGTCGATCATCGCCCAGCCGCTCACGGACGAGGAGGAGGGCCAGCCGGAGGAGCCCGGGTTCTTCGGCCAACTGGTCGGGAACATCGGGGAGGGGATCGAGAACGCGGGCGTGGGGGTCCGCGAGGCCGCCCAGGACTTCGCAGCGGGGAAGCAGGGTCTCGTCGACACCGGCATCCAGATGGGCGCGAACGCCGTCCGGGGTGTGTTGTCGCCCGTCACCGGCTCCCTGGAGACCGTGGCCGACGCCACGGGACTTTCCGACGCCGCCGGAGCCGCATTCGACCCCGAGAACTTGACCCCGCTCGGCCAGGCGACCGTCCAGAAGGCGGGCGAGCTGTACGGCGAGGCGAAGAAACGTGCCCCGCAGCAGCTCAAGACCCTCGAAGCCGTCACCGGGGCCGCCCTCGACGCCTCTGAGGTGATCGGGGCCGGGAAAGTTGCCTCGGTCGCCGCCAAAGGTGCCAAATCCCTCGGCAAGAACGCCGCCCAGGGCGTGCAGGAGTTCATGAAGACCCCGCCGAAGATCGGTTCCAAGATCGTGCAAGAGACCGACGACGACCTCTGGAACGTGATCCAGCCCAAAGTCACGAACACGACGATCCGCGAGGCCGGTAAGACCAACCCGAGTCTCCTGAAGGACCAGAAGGCGACCTTCTTCAAGAAGGGAAAGATCGCTCCGCAGGAGGCGGACAAGGGGCTTATCGAGACGGCCCGCAGCTTGGGCGTGAGCAAACAGAAGGACGTGATCGACAATGCCGACACCGTCTGGCGGGCGAAGAAGAACGAGTCCCAAGCGCTGCGCTCCGCACTGGAGGCCAACGACGCCGCCCTGTCGCATAAGGAGATGAATGCCGCAATCAATAAGGCACTAAACCAGGTGGCCGAGGACTTCCCTGGCGAGGAAAAGGTCGTCCAGCAGATCGGGAAGATTTGGAAGGCCAAGAGCAGCACCTACCAGGGCAAGACGTCGGGCCACTGGTCGAGCCGGATCGACTTCGATGACTATGTGGAGAACCGCTACGGGAAGGCCGTATTCGAGAAGGGGAACGCCCGAGCCGAGGCCATCCGCGCTGTCCGCCAGACGGCGAACGACATGATCGACAAGGCCGCCAGGGGGAAGTTCAAGCCCCAGATCAAGCGCATCAGCCAAATGTACGACCTCCTCGACAACCTCTCCTCCCAGATGGGCGAAGACACGCTTCGCTCCGGGGCCAGCAAATTCCTTCGCTCGCCGACGGGTCGGGCCGCTTCCGCGACCGCCAAGGTAGGTTTGGGCGCTGCCGGAGTCGGTATCGGCCTCGACTTCCTCAAGCAATGATCCTCCTTTCTCTGCACCGGCACGGTGACACACTCGGTTCCCCGGCGGCAGGGCACGGTATGAGAACGGCTGTCGTGCCCCCGTCCTACGGGATGAAAGGGCCGCCCCCCGCCGCTCTCGCCCTGCTGCCGCTCTCGTGCCCCCACTCCTGATGCTCACTCCCGAGAAAAAGAAACGGCTCCTTGCCGCTCTGCGTGCGATCAACGACATGGCCGCACAGACGGCTCGTCAGAGGAAGATCGTAGCCGAAACGCCCGTCGCCCCGTCGGAAGCGTCCGCGCTCCTGGCACTGGTCAGGAAGATCGAGGAGATGTCCAACAAGGGCGACCGGGGAGACCCCGGCCCGATGGGCTTGCGTGGGTTGCCGGGGAAAGACGGCAAGAACGGTAAGGACGGGAAGGACGGACGTGATGGCGTAGACGGCCGGGACGGGAAGGACGGCAGGGACGGGATCGACGGCGAGGTGGACATGGACGAGCTTCGTGGGCTGTGCCGCGAGTTCCTCCAGGCCCACGAGAAGCAGTTCGACCACACGCTCCTGCACGATCCGAAGCAGCTCGGCACCCTGACGCTTGACGAGTCAACTGTTGCGGACGGGAAGATCTTCCAGGTGCGGGACGGCAAGATCGTCTGCACCGATCTCCCCAAGCAACAGGCGGTGCCGTACTTCGCCAGGGGCGGATCGTCCTCCACGAAGCGGCGGCAGATCAAGGACGTGACCTCCTCCCAGACCATCGACCCGCTCGACGACGTGATTCACATCGACGCCTCGGCGGGAGACATCACCCTGACCTTCTACTCGGCCCAGGGGCAGGAGGGAAACAGCCACTACATCAAGCGCGTGGACGACTCGGAGAACGCAGTCACGGTGGCGCTCACGGGTGCGGAGACGTGGGAATTTGAACTCAGCGACAGCCTCCCCAACCGGGGCTCCGGGCGTGAGGTGTACGCCCACAACGGTAACTGGTTCCTCAAGCACGCATGAGCATCACAGACGCCCCCAAAGGCCGTTCCAACCGGATCGTCATCAGCGGCTTCGCCGGTGTCGGCCTGATCATCACGGCCGCCGCGAGCTACTTCGCGTTCGTCCAGCCCGCCCTCCGCATCGAGAACCCCGAGGGGGAGCGGCTGTTCGAGGTTTCTACTCATGGAGCCATTGGCGTCGGCACCGGAGCAACCGCGTTCGGAACAGCGGGTGACTGTCTGAAGTCCGGCGGCGGGAGCGGAAGGATGATGTCCTTTGGGAACTGCGGGACGGGAGGGGGGACCGGGAACTTCGGGTCCGGGAACGTGATCACCCTGATGCAGGCGATGGACAACGCCACCTCGACGGGGGCGCTCGCCAACACGTTTAGAGGGATCTTCCTCGCTTCCTCGACCGGATCGCTCCGTACCTACCTGGACGGCCAGTACCTCCGCACCTCGACCGGGGCACTCAAGGCCTACTTCGACACCCTGAACAACGCGCGGTTCGTGAATGCGTCGGGTGACACGATGACGGGCAAGCTCCTGATCTCTGCCGGGGACGGACTGGAAGTCGTCGGGACGGCGTCCGGCCGCACCATACACGCGCAAGACACCCTCACTTCCTCCGGCGTGCTGGTGGTCCGGGGGAACGCCACCTTCGATGCCGGTACGCTCTTCGTGGACGCCGCCGGGAACGAAGTCGGCATCGGGACGCTCTCCCCCGGGTCGTCCATCACCTGGGGCCTCAACGGATCGCTCCTCGACATCAGCGCCGTCGGGAAGATCGGGTCCGCCGGGGCCGTGTTCCACGCGGGGAGTGCCGGGCAAGAGGCGGGCTTCGGGCTGGCGAGCGGCGGGGCGTTCTACATGGACGTGGCCGGGCACTCCACCCCGTCCAGCAACTTCATCGCGTTCCGCACGGAGGACAGCGCCAGCCAGTACTCGCCCACGGAGCGGTTCCGGATCGCCGCCGACGGCACGTTCACGCTCGCGGGGCTCGCCTCGTGCTCCGCCCTGGAGACGAACTCGTCCGGGGTGCTGTCCTGCGGGACGGACGACACGGGAGGGGCCGCCTCGACCTTCGGCACCGGGAACGTGCTGACCATCGTCGCCACCAACCCCAACGGGGCACTCCTCAGCTCGACGGGGGCACTGAAGGCCGCCTTCTTCCCGCAGTTGCTCGTCTCCTCGACCGGCTCCCTGAAGACCTTCTTCGACAGCCAGTACTTGCGGACCTCCACCGGCTCCCTGGACACCATCTTCCTGAAGAACACCGAGGCGGACACCGAGGCGGAGCTGGAAACCCTCCTCACGGACGTGACGAACGTCTTCACGAACAACGACGGCTCCCTCGCGGATGACAACCTGTCGAACAACACCACGGCGGACCTCTCCGAGAGCGGAAACCTCTACTTCACTGACGAGCGTGCCCAGGACTCGGCCGGTGCGACGCTGACCGACACCCTCTCGATCGACTTCACCTACAACGACGCGGGCGCTGCGATCTCGGCGGCAGTCCTGCCTGCGGGCGTGGACCACGGCTCCCTCGGGGGCCTCGCGGACGACGACCACACCCAGTACCACAACGACTCCCGCGCCCTGACGTGGCTCGGCACCCGCTCGACCTCCGACCTACCGGAAGGCTCCCGACTGTATTACCTCTCCTCCCGCACGGACGCCCGGTACGTGAACATTAGCGGGGATACGATGACCGGTGCCCTGAAAACGCGGGGGAGCCTTTCCGGGACCACCTTGAACGTCGACAGCGGCATGACCTTTGGCAGCTTCAAGTCTTGCACGGCTCTCGAAACCAACTCCGCGGGGGCTCTCGTCTGCGGTGCGGACGACGCCGGAGGAGCGAGCTTCGACCAGGCCGCGACGGACGCCCGCTACGTGCTCAAACAGGGCGACACGATGACCGGGGCTTTGAAAGTACGAAACAGCCTGTCGGGATCGACGCTCACGGTGGACGGGGCCGCCAACTTCGGCATCTTCCGGTCCTGCACGGCCCTGGAGACGAACTCGGCGGGAGCGCTCGTGTGTGGGGTGGACGGGGTGGGCGTGGACACGGCCGACGACTTGTCCGACAACACGACCTCTGACCTGGCGGAAGGGAGCAACCTCTACTACCTGACCAGCCGCGCGGACGCGCGTTTCGTCAACACCTCCGGCGACACCATGACCGGTGCCTTGAAGGTCCGCGCGAACCTCTCCGGATCGACGCTGAACGTCGACAACCTCGTGAACTGTGACACCGTGGACACGAACGCCGCTGGCCGTGCGGGATGCGGCACCGACGACGACGTGCCCGAGTCCGGGGACTTCGCCGCGGCGGGGGACCTGGAGGCGGACGGCACGATCACCGACGGCTCGCTCGACAAGGCGGACCTGAGTGTCAGCACGGACTTCGGAGAGATCACCACGGACGGGTCCTCGAACCTGACCATCGACGGCGACGTGATCGGTCAGTCTGAGGTGGTGGGGAACTCCCTCGACTTCGCGGAATTGCAAGACTCCCTCGACGTGGACGGAGCCACGAGCATCACGCTCGGAGCCAACAACCTCCGGTTCGTCGCTGCCGGTGCGGGAGAACTGGAGGTGGCCGGGATGCTCTCCGGCTCGACCCTCAAGGCAAACCGCCTTCTCGCCTCGTCCGGCGCTCTCCTTGTGGAGACGGGTGCAGTGATCGACGGTCCGACATTCGTAGTCGATGCCGGGAACAACCGCGTGGGTATCGGCACCACCGCTCCTCAACAGAGTCTGGAAGTCCGGGCCACGAGCCCGATCTGGCGTCTGCACGACACCACGGACAACAAGCAGTGGGACTCGGGGTATGACGCCGGTCTCGACTACTGGTACCTCGACGAGTTCGGTGTCGGCCGCCACTTCATCATCCGCAACGGTGGGAACGTGAACTTCGCCCAGAGCGTCTCCATCAACAACGGCGCGATCCTCTGGCTCGCCGGAAACAACGACAACAACTGGGGCATCTGCCGCAACTGTTCGTCTATGACCCAGGCCATGGTCACGGGAACCGCCATCGAGATCAACGCCCACGACGACTCCAACGGCGGGTTCTCCATCGGCAAGCAGGGAGGCAACAGCTACATGGAGATCCGTGGAAGTGACCAGCAGGTGTACTTCCGTGGGGAGGTGGGTGTCGGCACGATCAACGCCGACTCCCGACTCCAGGTGTCCGGCGGAGGCGGATGCTTCGGCTCGGATGCGAACTGCAACACGGACAACAACACGGAAGGTGTTGTCTACTCATCCAGCACCGCGATGACCCTGTACGACGTGGCCGAGCGCTACCCGACGCGGGACAAGACCCTAACCGCCGCCACGCTCCTCTCACTCGACCTTCAGAACCCCGTTTTCGTTAAGAAGGCTGTGAAGGGCGACAAGCTCATCGGCATCTACTCCACCGCCCCGTCCGTGGACCTCGGCGCATTCAATGGTGCCCAGTTTCCGGCGGAGGAACAGGTTCCGGTCGCGCTCGTCGGCCGCGTCCCGCTCTACGTCACCACCGAGAACGGGGAGATCAACGTAGGCGACGAAATCACCATCTCCTCCGCGCCGGGTGTCGGGATGAAGGCCGGGGAGAACGACCAGTCGGTTGGCTACGCCCTGGAACCCTGCAAGAAGAACAACCCCTGGTGGAAGCCCTGGAAGAAGTCCGAGTGCTCCGTCCAAGTCTTTGTCCGCCTTTCCCGCTAACCCATGCAACTCACCATTGAGATCCCCGATTCCGTCAAGAACCGCGTCATCAACTCCGTCTGCGAGTGCAATGCGTATCAGGACACTGTCCGCGATGCGCAGGGCAACGAGGTGTCGAACCCCCAGACCAAGGCCCAGTTCGCGAAGCAGGTCATCATCAACTACTTGAAGCAGTGCGTCCGCTCCAGCGAGGAGAACGCCGCCTCACGGACTGCCGTGGAAGCGGCGCGGGCGAAGGTCGACTCCGAGATTTCCCTTACCTGAGCTATACTCTCCCTTCGGTATGCCCGACACGCCCGCCACCGGCCTTCTCTCCTGGATTAAAGAACTTGTCAGCAAGGAAGGAGTCCTCGCGGCGCTCGTGGTGTTCCTGGTCCTCGTGATGACGGGTGTCGTCGCCACCCCCTTGATGGAAGGCCTCCGAATAATCCCGATGCTTTACGCCGACACCACCGACAGCAAGACGGTGCTGGAGGGGATCTTCCGGACCGTCAAAGCTCAATGCCTGAACTCCGCAACGACCGAGGAACAGATATCCCGCTGCAATTGGAATTAGCCCCATGCTCTACGCCCCCGAACCAGAGGCCGTCGCCCGCATCTCCCAGAAGTTTGGTGATCGCCCGAGCTACTACAAGAAATACGGCCACAAGGGACACAACGGCATCGACTTCGCCCCGCTGATCCGTGGCCGGACGGACGTGTACGTGTTCGCCCCGCACGAGGGGTATGTCCGCCTCGAAGACGAAGGAGACGTCGGATACGGGAAGTACGTGGAGATCCTGAGCCGCCCCTACAACAACGAAGGCCACCGCCGGAAGTCCACCCTCGCCCACCTCTCTGCCTTCTTGGTGCAGAATGGTCAATACGTCGGCTCCGGCGATCCCATCGGGATCATGGGGACCACCGGGGACTCGACCGGGATTCACCTGCACTGGACGTACAAGATTGCGGACAAGGACGGGTACACGATGAACAAGAACAACGGCTTCCAGGGGGCACTCGACATTGCCAAGTACACCCTTTTTTGGAGGCGTATCACTCTCGGCTGATATACTCCCTACTCACTTCCCCACACGCCCCATGGCGAAGCAGTTCTACAAGTCCCGCACCCTCTGGGTGAACCTCCTCGCGGCTGTCGCGTTCTTCGTGCAGGCCCAGTTCGGGTTCGTTATCCCCGCCGAACTCCAAGGCATGATCCTCGGCGCGATAAACATGATCCTGCGGCTCGACACCACGGAACCCGTTTCGGTCCGCTGATGCCCCGCTTCTCCACCGCGTACCAGCGGCTCATCGCCTGCCAGGTGTTCGCCACGCTCATCGTCGTGGTCTGCATCTCCACGCTGGCTTGATCGCGCGAAACTCTCAACAGGTCTAGACTGTGGCCCGACACGAGGCACTGCGCCCCGTGTCGCCCCGGGTCTTTGACCCCATCGCCCCCACTACGAAAGGACCGCGTCATGTCCGCAGGTACGCTGATCCTCCACGCCGGTGGCAAGCTCGCCACCCTGGAGGAACTCAGGCAGTGCAAAACGCCGCCGCCGGAAGGCCGCTGGCACCCCGTCAGTCACGTCAAGGTGCTCGACACCGTGAAGGAAACCCTCCACGGGGCCGGGTACACGATCAAGTCCGAGAAGTACGGCCTGGCCCGCTCGGATGCCCGGTTCTTCGGTGTCCTCGACCTCGAAACCCCGCTCGCCCAGGGCGTCGGCCTCACGGTCGGCGTCCGCAACTCCGTGGACCGGTCGTTCCCGCTCGGTATGGCCTGCGGCTCCAGAGTTTTTGTCTGCGACAACCTCGCATTCAGGGCCGAACTGCTCGTCCGCCGGAAGCACACGATCAACGGCATGAAGGCCTTCGGGACCGCGATCTCCAACGCGGTCGCCTCCCTCACGTCGTTCAAGGAAGCCGAAGGCGAACGGATTCGCCGCATGGCCGAGATGGAGCTGAGCGCCTCCCAGGCGTCCCACGTCATCCTGACCGCGTTCCGCAAGGGGATCATCTCCTCCCTGCAACTGCCCAAGGTCTGCGAGGCCTGGGAAGAGCCGCCGCACGAAGACTTCCGCCCCCGGACGGCCTGGTCGCTCTTCAACGCCTTCACCGAGGTGCTGAAGCCGCGCGCCGTCGCCGCCCCGCAAGCGTTCGTCGCCCAGACGATCCGGCTCAACGGCCTGATCCTCCCCGACCCGTCCCTGACCCTCGTCCCGTGAAGGAGTCCGACATGCGTCCGAAGAAGCGCAAGCCCCGCACCGTGAAGCGGAACCCCGTCTACGTCTGGCGGGGGATCGTGCTCAAGATGCGCCGCAAGTGAGGCGAACCCGAAGACCCAGCTTCTGCCCAACCGGGTAGAAGCACCCCTGCCGCGAGGTGGGGGATTTTATCGCCGAGTTATTTTTTTTGGTTGACGAAAATTGCAGGACACCTGGTTTACGAGACACTTTTACCTACTCCAGGCCCGCGTTTTTACTCTTTTTTAGTGTACTCACGTTCAGAAAACGCCCTCCCGAGACGCTTTCGCGCGGCCCGAGCGCAGACGCTCATCCGAGACCGGACACCACTCCCCCACGCTATCGTTCATTTTCCACAAATCTCCTAAGTCGCTCCTACTTATAATCATGCGTCGCGAGGACTTGGCCATGAACACCGCGAAGAGCCACAAACCGATGACCGAGGCCGAGTGGGCGGCGGTCCGCCAGCTCGAACGGGAGCAGCAGGAGCGCTACAACCAGGAGGCGCTGAGGAAGGCGCAGCCCGCGTTCCTCGTGGTTGAGCTGTTCATCGTTGTCGTCCTGCTGGTGTGGCTGTGGAGGAAGTTCGGGATGGGCTTCATCGAATGGTTCGGGCTCGACGTGGCCTGGCGGATGTTCCTCCTCCGACGGGAGCACCACCGCCAGGACCGACTGATCGGCTCGATGCACTTGCTCCCGGACGAGGAGGAGGCGCTGCGGGCACAGGCTGCCGCCCACTTCATCGAGGAGGCGCAGAAGGTTCTCCGCAAGGAGAAGCCATGAAACGGACCATGGTAAACTGAAGGTCAATGTGGCGCTCGCCCCGCCGCCACAGGCAGCAACTCCAGAAGATCGACCTGTACAACCGGACGATGCGCGAGCTGAAAGCCGGACTCGACCAGCGAGTCACGGCCGGGGAGATGTCGCGCGACGAGGCGGACGAGATTGCTTTGATGGTCCGCGAGCAGGAGTACCGCCGCCTGCTGCTTTCCTTGGAGGAATGATGATCTTCAACTACCTGTTCGGCACCCCGAAGCCACGGACCAAGTCCTCGGTCCAGAACGCCGCCGCGTACCCCTGCGGGCTGGTGATCGGAAACCGGGGGACGGGTAAATCCGAAGGGCTCAAGGCCCGCTTCCGACGCATGGCCCGTGAACGGAAGGCCTGCCTGGCCCTTTACGATTTGCACGGGACCACCGTGAGGGATACAGCGGGCTGGATGGTGGTGGACGGCCACCAGTCGCGGACGTTCGTCGACGTCGCCGCGATGACGGACAAGGCGCTTCCCTGGCCCTTCGTCCGCCCGCCCACAGGCATGGGCCTCGACCGGCAGACCGAGATCGAGCGGATCGGGGAGGAGTTCCTGCAAGCGGTGTGGGCGAAGCGCGGCCAAAAAGACGGGCAGCAGAACCCCTGGATTAAGCAGTACGCCGAGGCGGCCACCCGCGTGTTCCTGACGCTCCCCGAGCAGCCGCCCCTGCATGTGATGCTCAAGCTGTTCGAGCCCGACAGCCGCGAGCACCACTGGATGCTCGACACCGCGAGTGATGCGGATGCCGTCCGGGTGTTCCGGATGATCGAGCAGTCCCTCCCCCAGAACGGGGGGAAGAACCCGAACCAGTACTGGATGGAGACCCGCCCGGCCTGGCGGGCGCTCCGGATCATCGAGTCCCCGTCGGTGTGGTTGCACCACGGGATGACCGACTTCTGGAGGCAGGCCATCAAGAACAAATGGATCGTCCTCTTCGACCTCTCGGGGATCTCAACCGAGGCCGCCCGGTTC